AGATATTTGCGTACTTAATGTCATCACAGATTAATCTGTATAATCTCTTAGGGAAGATCCTGAACCCGTCACGGTCAAAGATCTTCGTTGAATACTCCCAGCTTTTCTCTCCGTAGGACACCCGTATTTTACAGGCATTCTTTAAGAGGGTTACCGTGTATTCCTCTATATTACTCTTCATAGAAAATTCCCAAAACCGTTTCAGTATTAGGGTCCACCTCGGTATACCCAAGATCAACCTGAACGTGATCCGCCGACTCCTTCATCATTTCAAAATTACTGTTACTAGACTTGAGCACAATAATTTTGTCGGGAAGATCGAAGTTCTCATACTTCATAGCCATATTAGCTACACAATGGCCCACCTGAGCGGCCAGTTTGCCCTCAGACATTTTCAGGTTTCTACGATAATATACTTTGATGTTCATTAAAGATCATCCCCTTTCCTCTTTGGTGAAAATCCTAAATTATTCTCAACGACTCCAGCGGGACTCGAACCCGCAATCACCGGATCGACAGTCCGGGGCATTAACCAATTATGCTATGAAGCCCTGGGGCGACTAGAGGGAATCGAACCCATCATTTGCGGGATCACAACCCGCCGCTTTAACCATTAAGCTATAATCGCAGTGCGACTGCCGAGCCACGATCTCGGACGATCAGCTTGGAAGGCTGACATGCTGCCAATTACATCACAGACGCAAACGATGCAATTTATATCCCCCGGCATCTCGGGGTTCTAGATATAGTGCCGGTGGGAGTCGAACCCACACCTGTAGGACGCTTAAAATCCTCGCCTCTGCCAGTTGGGCTACGACACCTCAACGTGTTTCTTTAGCACGTTCATGAGTGCTTCCTGTCTGTCTCTGGAACTCTCTGGATCTTCCATACACTGTTCAACGTATGTATCCTTGTAGAGATCATAGTCGATCTCCTCCAGAAGTTCCTTCAGCAAACTTGTAGCTTGATCTTCATTCATTTAAAGTATCTTCTTGTTAAGTTGGCGAGGGTCAAAACCGCGAAAAAAGCCGATAGTATACATGTCAACACAGCCATGACCGCGTTGTGATGATAAGCACTGAGAAAGAAGAGGAACAAGTATACCACTAGGCACACTATGCTCATGATTAATTCTACTACATTGGATGTATCTGGACCCTGTTCGTACTTAGGAGGGTCATAGGGACTCATTCCAGAAACTTCTTAATTGTACTGAGGCCAGCCCCATTAATCATTTGAGGTGTTCCACCCGATTGAACGGCAATTATGGAACCCTTGTATTGAACCGACGCTCCAGACAAACCGTTAATAGCCTTCCCATGTGCCGTCCATAGACGCTCACCATCCGTTGTCGTCCACCCCTTATCGTAAGTGGTGTAGTCGTGTTTTTGTTTGTCTAAGTAATGATAACCCGTAACATTTACCGTAGTGTATTTTTGTGGTTCTTTATCTGCGAGGGTGACCGTCTTCACCTCTATTTTACCCTTAACTTCTACTAAGGCTAAATCCCACACCCTATGCTGCGACAGTACTTTGGCGGGAAATGAATACTCACCCTCTTTGTTGTAGAAAGAGACACTTGTCTTTTGACGTGGGAGCAAAAAAAATCCGTGACCGCATGTTAAAACTAATGTTTTTTCATCATTAGATTCTATGACGGTCCCAGAAAAGGAAGCACCCTTTTCACGATGAACCCTAACTACAGAGTCAAAATCTTCAGCCGAGATAGGCGTAAGAAGTAAGAAAAACGTGATTAGACTCTTAAACATGTTATGGTTTCCTTTTAATGTAGTAGCATTGACAGGAATCGAACCTGCACGCTTTTTAGGGCAAAGGCTTCTAAAGCCTCCGTGTCTACCTTGTTCCACCACAATGCCATGTTTTCGACACTTTTGTGTATAAATGCTAGCCTCCACGTCACCTAGCACATGTAATTATAATCTTCCATTACCAGTCAATTCCAGTACGCCCCCGTTAGTTCAAAATTCTTTGATGACAGCTTTCGATCTCTTGTGCATATCATACACTGTTCTTTTTTCATATCATAGTAGTAATACGTATACATATCAGATTTATTAGTTTTAGTATACTTAACATGATAATCCTCATGCCTCTGTAGTTCTTTATTAAAACCTTTAATAGTAGACAAAGACTTATGTTTCCAAGGTATCATTCCAATATGACTACGACCGTCTTCTTCTATTACCAACCTATCAAATGGTCTATCAAGCTCATATCTCCATCTAATAAAACCATCTTCAGGATAGCGTACCGCTCTAGAAGAACCATTAGAATTATACATCCTTATAGTCACTTGGTTCGATACTGCTTTAGCTCCGATAAATGGGAGTAAAATAGAAGAGAGTCCAAGTTTTACAGCATTTCTACGATTAATCATATTCTTTCCTGATACTTCTCGTTAAAGTCTTTAAATCTCACAAGCCTCATCATATGCCTAAACATAGGCACAAACTTCTTCCAGTTCGACAAGTCGAACGTATTGCTAGCGTGAACACTAATGATATGACAACACCTACACAGGCTCACACCGTTGTCTAAATCGTACGCCTTGTCCGGATACAAACTCTTTGGGTAAATGTGGTGTGCTTCTATTGTACCCACCCGACCGCACATTTGACATGTGTTTTTGTCTCTAATCCTTACGGCCTTAGACCATTTTCTTAGTGAGTAAGTATTTAACACTCGTTCCTCGTAATAAAAGTACGAACCTCAGGAATCGAACCCAAGCAGGCCGCTAAACCTATGTCAATTAAGTCGCTCCACACCGCGTCCCGGCAAGCTATGTACACTTACTTACCTTATTCGGCAGACAATCCGCATAAGTGCGAGTGACAGGGATCGAACCTGCTTTTCATCATTGGCAATGATAGGTAATACCATTATACTACACTCGCCTCATTTCCCCACGAGGACTTGAACCTCGAATAAGGGAATCAAAATCCCTTGTGTTACCCATTACACTATGGGGAAGTAGTGCCTGTTTAGTACCCAATAGGGGAATTGAACCCCTGTTTTTGGCGTGAAAAGCCAATGTCCTAGTCCACTAGACGAATCGGGCTTAAATAGGTAAGGAAGGAGTCGAACCTACGGTCTCCCACTTATCAGGCGGGTGCTTTATACCACTTAGCTACACTTCAATGTCCACCGGACGGGATTCTAACCCGCGAGTCTAGTCTTGTCGATCTGTCTAATGCCCATCCCAAGGGTATGTGCCTTGGTAGCTCCGACTTCCGGTAGTTTTTCACAATTCAATTCTGTTCAAAATGAAGTCCATTCCAATGTCTTTGTCAGACCACCACGTTAGGTTGTAAGCGACTCTTATGCTTACATTATAGTATCTGACCTTCGGTTTGTCAAGGGTTACTTCTTTGTATTTCCAAGAAAAGCCACATTGGTGACTTCTGTACCTCATGAGGGTTTTCTTACCGTTGGCGTCTTTATCCCATTGCCAGCGATATACGTAGTCAGCAGACTGATAGTCCTTAACTCTCTCTGTCCGAATAACCTGTTTGCGTTTTTGACGCTCACAAATGTCTTCAATCCGAAAGGGAATATTGTGTTCAGTGAGATATTCCTTAACAGCATACATGTTCCGCCAGTTATTATCTGACAAAACTATCTCATGCTGTTTACCGCGAGGGTTTTCGCGGTGTTGTCTCTGACGTTTGCCCTTCCAGCTTTCGCCGGGCCAGTTACCGTGACCGTCGTAAAGCACGTATTTCAAGTCGTTGACCCTACTACGGCGACTATATGGACAGTCCTGAGTCTCCCGAAGTTCTTGACGTACTCTAGGACCGTTGTACCAGTAGGGGTTTCTTCGTTTACGCATCTGATTTCTCCTGTTGTTAATGTTAATTACATCATCAGAGAAATCTCCTTGTTAAAAAGTTAGTCATATCAAACTCCTGTAAGTCGGGATGACAGGATTCGAACCTGCGGCTTCTTAGTTCCAAACCAAGCACTCTAGCCAAACTGAGCTACACCCCAGCGTAGTGTTTTAAAGAGACACAAAACTCTAGTAGCCGTATCGGGTAACGCTCCCGAATTTTCCTGCTTATGAGGCAGGCAAGGTCACTATCCCTCCCTACGGCGTCATTATCACATTTAGTTAAGCGGAAGACAAGGGATTTGAACCCTCACGCCCCCTTTCGGAGACGCACGGTTTAGCAAACCGGCCCAGCAAACCGTATCTGGCTACCTTCCGTTACGTATTCTGAATGGTTACTTCGCCACGAAATACGTCTTGAAATAACACTTCAAATTCTTCTCCCTCGTCATTAACGAGCCAGTATCCCGGCTCGTCTTGCGACTCGATGTATCTATCTAGTATGCCGGTTTCACATTCTTTGTAGTAATTCCAGCAAACCTTGACCCTATCTCCAATATCCACTGTTCGTTCCTCACAGGTGAAGAAAAAGTGCTCCCGGTAGGATTCGAACCTACGTGTGTTGTTTCCAACATGTCCGTTTAAAAGACGGATGATTTCAGCCAGACTTATCTACGAGAGCATAGTGTTCAGGACACACGCTCCACGTAATGCGGGCTATGTGTCGTTACTGTTTATGTTTGTCGTGTTTAGTCATTGTTTCAGTCTTTGATTTTTCAAAGTGTTCTTTAAAAATGCTATGTGCTCTCTGAACACATTCCCATCTTGCGTCTGTAGCGTGTTTAACTAGGAAGTCAATAGCATCTGGAGCATCTTTTAAGATTCTTTTTGCTTCTTCAAATGGATGTTCTTCTGGACACATTTACGCGAAATACTTTCTAATAAAAACGTCGGTGTATACTGTGCGTCTCGGACTATGATCCTCGAAAACTACGATTTTACTCATAAAACCAGCCAACCATCAGATTGCTCTTATGATCCACACTCTCAACGTTAGTGACAGAAGAAGGAATCGAACCTAAAATGCCGAAAGGCGAGAGATTTACAGTCTCCGGGGCACACCACCTGCCCAATTCTGCCATGTGTAAGTGTTTTTAAGGAACACTCAAACCTTAGCTGGACAGACAGGGGTTGAACCTGTAATCATTCCGTTAACAGCGGAAGGCATTACCATTATGCTACTGTCCAATGTATCGACCTCTTCAGGTCGTGTACTCTATTATAGCTTATAAACCCCGAATGTCAAGGTCTTATTGTAGGATTTTCTTCACTTTGTAGAGATTCACACGTTTTGTAGTCTAATTGTCCTTGAACGTCCATGCGTGCCTTCAGTTCTTCCAGCAGTTCGCCGTTAGTGGCGTTACCCAGCCACGGTTGAGACCAGATCTCATCTAGGATATCAGCAAATGCTTCAGCTAGATCTGGGTCCATCGGGGTCATTCTGTTTGCGTCCGTACACCATGCCTGTGCGGCCTTCTGTAGTGATAGTTCCGATGCCATTTTGTTAGTCCTTTTTTCTGTATTCCGCTAATTCTTTACAAGCGTACATCAGCTTACCCTGAAAAACCTCCTCGTAGTGCTCTAGATCTGACCGTGGGATGTACCCAATCTCCGTAAACTCAATAGACCCTGAGTGTGTTATGCCCCAATGTTCAGTGCCTAGTCGAGCGTAGAATGAGTAAGTGTGTTCCCTCAAAAGTTGAGCGTCGTAATAAGCAAAACAAAAATTAGGGTCTGGACTATCCCAATCTTCATTGTTGTCTAGTAGCGTTTTTGCTCTTTCGCTCATCTCAGCCGCTAGGGTGTTCACCATCGACTGAAGTCTATTACAAATCATCATTTCCATTACTCTCTCCTAATAAAAAATTAAAAGGGGGTACGTCGTCTGCTGGCGGGACACCACCACAGTTAGCCCTCACAGGTGCTGTGGAGTACTTCGACGACGCATCCCTCCCCCTTAGTTTGAGCGGAAGATGAGGGAATCGAACCCCCTACGTATTATTTCACCGCGATACGGTTTTCAAGACCGTTTGTTCCCATGAACCTATCTTCCAGAGCCACCAGTAGGGGTCGAACCCACGACCGTCAATTTACAAGATTGCTGCTCTACCAACTGAGCTATGGTGGCGTAATATACAAGTTAATTAGAGAAAAATAGAGATTCTTCTCAAAGGTCACAATTCTTCTTCTCGTCGAGGAACTTCTGGATTAGTTGTCCAGCGACCCCCTTCATCGTGGTCTTTCCCCTATCAGTTAACTCGTAGTGGAATTTACCTTCCGGCCCAATCAACTGATCAATTAAACCCTTCTTCATTAGACCCTGAATAGTCTCATCCACCTTGTTAGAGACACTGTCGTGTATTAAGGTCATCTGCTTCAAACTAATAGGGTCCGCGTCAACTTCATACTCAAGGGCATCAAAAATTATTTCGTCTGGATTCACGTTAAGATCCTCCAGCTTTTCAATCCACTCCATAGCCAACTCGGCATCCTCGTAAACCCCAAGAGGGTCAACACTGATAGTGAGACCGTTGTCTTCGATTTTTACCAGAACGTAGACTATTTCTTCTGACATTACCGTAATCTCCTAAGAAATTTGTACCAGCCGTATATCATACACAAAAAACAACTCAGAACCGTTAATTTACCCAAAAATGGACAAACTACTTTTTAGCAGCCTTGTTTTCCCAAGCATCAAGTGTGTGTTTAAACGGCTCACCGGGGATATCTCGGACTAATTGTAGCATTTCTTGAGCTATCTCTCTTATCTCTAACTGTGCGTGCTCAGAATTCCGAAGTCTTTGGAAATTAGCAAAGCTACGCATGTTAAACGACACGTCGGCTTGAATTTGGCTGTTGTATGCCTTAAAAAACCGTGCTGACTCTTTAGCTCTCTTTCGCCCTATCGTCTCCGTTAGTTCTTTCAGACACTGGTGGTATAGTTGATTGCCTGCGTCTGTGTAGTCTGTGAGCGTGTCCTTCCACTTCTGAGGCCAATCCTCTGGAATAAAGAACTTATCCTCGCGTAGCTCCTTATAGCGTGCTGACTCGGCGTTCAGGGAGCTAATACGGTGCTTCAGTAGATGAATATGGCTGGCGATCTCAGTATTAACCAAGAAATGTACCATACCCTTCTCAAAGGGCGTCTCGTGACCAGCATCCCAAAGAGAATTAATGAGAGTGCCGACCCTCGCTTGCTTCTCTGGACTAAGATCCCGACTTGTGCTTGTCCACGCACTACAAGCTATTACGGTATCTGATCCGTAATGACCCAGTAATTCTACTTTGTTTCCCACAATTTTTTCTCCAGAAGGTGAATTCGACGCCGTTGCCATTTAATGATTACTTTTTGTTCTTGGATCAGCTTTTCGTTTTCCTTCATTTTCCAAAGAGCCACGTTCCCCAATCTCCAGTTGTAGAGTTGTTCATCTTCGTTCATAACATGACCCTAAGCTGTTCTTTCCACTTTTCCTTCATATTTGCCGCGTCTTTGGGATATTGGTCTGGAAGGTTGCTTAGAAATCCAGCCTTTATAAGGTCATCCCACATAGCACTCACCATAGCGATGGCTTCATCATCTTTGTAGTCGCCCATATCATCATTTATCTCCTTGGCGTGTACGTACTGATCATCTACGTCTTCTTCAAGAAGATCAAGGATTTTGGTAACATTATCGTCACAACAGCAGTATTGAAAGAATGTCTGAAGGGCTTCATAACCGTCTGCCTGCTCGCAACCCTCATAATCAATCAACCATTGAATTTTATCTGCCGTACTCAAATCTTCAGACATTCCACATCTCCTGTTTAAACCAAGTGTCAAACTCATTCTGAACCATTACAACGCCCGGCTTGTTACCCATATAGTATATCGGCTTGATCAAGTCGTTATCTTTAGCGTGTTTGTAGAATTCCTCTACTTTTGAGGGAAACATTAATCCCCAGTCTATTTCTCCAGCTTTCAACTTACCCTCAATTCTCACCAGATGTTTGTCTAGGTCGTGATCCTTGGGTTTTCTCAGGTCTAATCCACAACGCACAGAGTTGTAGATGAACAGAATAGCCGCACCCTCTCGGATGTACGCCTTCAAGTCGTTTTCTTTGAGGGTGAACTTTCCAGCCGTTGGAACCCACTTCATTTCGATTGGCAGGTCTGATCGCTTGCGGAAGTCATATTTAACGTCCGCCATAAAATCGGCTCCCGAGGTATTGCCGCTCGCGATAAACTCACCGTCGTTCCCACATCCATTATCCCTTGGGTTCTCCACGACGCCGTCGTCAAGTTGATCCAACCAAGCGTTCCACCAATAGTTCTCCAGCAGTGTTCCGAATTTGATATCACGTTTGAAGGTATCCTTTGTTCTGTTGTCAAACCTACTATTCATCCCATTCCTCCGGGTCCATACATTCTTCGTAGCCATCCTGCCACTTCTGGAACATAATATCGTCTTCTTCTTCGATGAAGCAGACCCTAAACTCCTGCTCAAATGCTGAGAATAGTTCTTCAGGGAATGTTATGTGTACTCCATTATCATCGACAACGTGTGTACACTTCTTTAACATTTCTTGGTACGCTTCTTTGAGATCATGAAACATTTTTAGTTTCCTCTTCTAATGTATCGCGAATGGAACATTGATATAGAATACCCTGCTCCCAACCCTTCCAGTGGCGACGGTTTCGCGTACCATTTAGTATGCAGTCCACCGCTCGTTTGTTTAAGACCGTTTGTTTTGGTATGTTAGACATTAGATTTTCACCATTCAATAGATTTCAAAACATAAACATGTTCAATTCCGGGTTCCTTATCCTTTGCTCTCGCTATTGCAATAGCTTCTTCTTTGGTTTTACCTATCACTCCACCTTCTTCCCAGTCGCCACCCAAATGTTCGTCTATGAACTCCCACCATACAACCCTATAATTCTTTTTCACGTTATTTCATCTCCAAACCACACCAATACAATACTAAGTGTTAGTGCTGACTTAATAATTGCAGTCATACCAATCCTCCTCTGAAGTTCCCTCTATCTCATAGAGATCAGGAAAACCCGACATGGCGTCTTTGATGGCAATACACGCTTGGTTTAGATGATACGAACGCTCATCTGAGTCAAAGATGCCGTCGCCCTTAGTGGTAGACTCGTAAACGGTCTGACCCATATGTTCCGCCCGGAAATAACCGTGACGGAGACGCAGGTAGCCGACCATTTCGGTGGGGTCGTCTTTCAGGTACACGTCATACTGCTCAGGGCACGCACTACAAGTTTGAACTAACTTAAACATCACCAACCTCTTTTCTTTCCAGTTACTTCTTTTAGTGCGTTGATAGCATCTGCGAAGTATTTGAACTGAGTTTTTGTTAGGGCGACCTGTTCACCCAGCTTCTCCAGATCCTGCATAGCCTTGTCAACCAAGACCAGCCCAGTAGAGAGACCCGCTCTCCACTCTTGTATCTCTGCTTCTTCCAGTGCTTGTGCTTTTCTACCGCAACCCATTATTCACCTCAATTCGTTTACAGTCTTCGGGACACTCACTAGAGTATAACACCCATATCGGCTTTGTCAAGAAGTTAAATCCACAAAACTTGGCAAAATGCAAAGTATTATCAGGACTTATCGGACCCATCCACAGTTGACCCTCACTATCTACCCACATTGCCGGGTCTTCGTATGTTGTGTTGTCCTTAAACTTCCTCACTTGGCGGCTCCCTATCTCTTAGACCCACCATACTAAATCGTATTTCCTCAAATAGACGCTGGACAATCACACACATATCAGAGCGGTCAACGTTTGCGTGTTCCATCGAGTCTATCATTTCACGTCCCCACCTAAGGGATTCATGGTAGTGCTCGGGTTCATTGATAATGTAACCGTCAATGTCTACTAAACGCTTAGGCTTCATTTCAATTCTCCTGCCATCCATTGTTTTCGTGTAACCTTGACGGCTACCTTGTTTCTGTAATTACCCCAGTCGTAATCGTCTGTTGGAGTCTCAATGAAGTACAACTCGTCACCTATAAACATATAGTCATTGGGTTTGATCATCGCGGTTTCTGTTAGTGTAACAGTACACATACGAACATGACCCCATAGACTGACGTATCTTTGACCCTCAAACACTTGCGGACCTCCTTCTGTTACTCTGCCGTCGTGAAAAACTTTACCGCTAGGGTCAACATGAACGACGCCTGCGTTTACGCCCCAACCATCTATAAGCACAGTACGAGGCCCAACTACGTGAGCACCGTGAGCAACAATATAAGCGTCGATTGCTGTCGCCACCTCGTCAGCACTTAGATGGATATCAACTCCGGGACCATATGCTGACACCCCTTTACCTTGTTCAATTTTCATATCCCTATTATACCTTTCGTTTAGTGAATGTCAACAGCAAACTTCCATACTTAGTTCTCGATCAAGCTGATAAATACAGACATGCTGAAAACCGACCCTCTGGTTTTTGTAATTGAGGAAGTCAACCTCGTGACTCCCTTGCCAATAGCCGTTTTCTTTTTCTACCAACTCTTTAAACTTCTCAATGTCACAACTGTAGTAGACCGTGAAGTACCTCAATTGAAATCTCGGCATATCTTCCTTCTTCACTTCGGGTAGCCACAACTTATCCTGCTTTTTGAATTCGCTCATCGTATTCCTATTAAACTCCAAATATTTTTAAACGTAGGCACTGTAGTATCATGGTTTCACCGTTGCTGGTTTCATTTCAATTCGCCACTCTTTGTTGTTGAGAAAACGAATAGATGGATAATATGGAGCGTCATTGTAGATAGCAGGAATCCCAGACTGAAGTAGAACAGGAACGTCTTCTGGATCGTGGCGACCCATCTTCCTCTGAAACTGATTAAATGTCAACCCCGACTCTTTATGGATCAACTTCCACCTGTTCCACTTGCTCATTTCTTAATACCAATCTTTGATAGGATACTGTTCTTAAATGAAGCCGTCAAATGTCTCTGGTCATCAACTACATAACCAATCACACAACCATAGTAGAAGTCGCACTTGTTCTTCTCGTTGTAGATCTTTTCAGCCTCCCGTGGGTCTTCAGCATCAATCAGTTGACCGTGACTGTACTCAATCCTCGGATGCTCCATCACGCCGCCCGTCTGTAGTGCTACGATATACTTAGTCACTCGTCACCCCCAAAATCGTCTCAGACCAATTAGTACAGAATTGACCCCAGTACTCCCGACTCTCGGTATCAATCAGTTGTGGGTCAAACGGGTTAACATCTGGAAGAGGGTATTCCTCATACAGAGACTCACAGTAATCAACCTCTTCAACAAGATGGCACATGATGTTCTCCATGAAGAACTCAATCTCGTTCTCATAGTTTTTTAGTGAGCAGGAGAATGTCCACCACTCACCGTCAAACATAGAGCCGCCCTCCTTGGGTCCGTACTCGTCCTTAGAAGACTCGAAGGGGTCACCGAAGTCGTCTGGCATGTAAGCCAAAACCCCAAAGGGAATGAACCCACAACGACCGTGCATGATCCAGTCGATGACATTAGGGACCGTCACTGCTGTCCAATCACCGTCTTCGTGTAGCTTAGTGATAGCAGCACGATGCTCTGCTTTGATCTTGACCCTCGCTCTTACGCCTGTATACATTCCCATACTTATTCTTCCTCCTGTGCATAAAAATGAACCGTCGTCCCGGAGTAATCGGTAGAGATTGTGACACCGTGCATATCACCCCAGTCTTCCGTAATTTGATTCAGCTTTATCTTATTAAGACCGTTGACGAACGCCATGAAGCGGTCTTTGTCGGTTTCTTCTTTGAAGTATACATCCGCAAATTTTACCATTTACTTAAATCCCTTCGTGAACGATTTTAACACCAAAAAGAGTTATCCACAAAGGTTGATCGAACCTTTTCTGATAAGTATGAGACCCTCCATCGTCGTGATAACGCTGTAGATGATCTTCTAGGTCGCACCACTCCTTATAGGGGAGAGATACTTCTTTTACCCCTAACCTACTCAAAACCATGAAGGTCTCTTTGATCTTGATTACATCCATTTTCATCCCGACACCTTAGTACTAATCTTCATGCGGTCAAACGTCTCGGGTGAAACCCCTGAGCAACTGAAGTTGGGAGACCGATAAGGGTCGTGTTTCTTAGCGTTTGTCTCGCTGTTGCCAGCAGACCCTACGTGTGTACCAACCACAAGCCTAACGCTCTCCAGTTGGTTCTTGACGGCTACTTCAACGTCAGCGTACAACATTTTCTTCTTGTCGTTTTCACTGATCATGAAGGAGAGGACACCTATCTGATGTTCAAGCGACTTACACCACGCTCTACATAGTAGAGCATAGATGATAGCTACTATAGAAAACCCACAAGCACCCAGAATACACACGTTTGTAACGTCCATACTAACCCCCACTTATCAGAGGTTTTACGTGAACTTTTAGAAAACCGTCTTTGTCTTGGTGAGTGATTGCATACCCAAATCGCGGCCCAACCTTTCTCCACGTTGGCTTCCCTTTGTGAGATACATATAATGGCTGGCCCATTGGAATTTTTCTGGGTTTCATCCTGAATAGCAGGTCGCCCTCAATCATGATAGCTATCTTACTTCCTAATTGTACGCTGTTTTCTTTGAAAAAATCGATGAGGCTCGTCGAAACAATTTCAGAGGTATGATAAAGAGACACACCCATCAGCTTATCGTCTATGGTCCTCTTTGTAAACGGTCTTGCTAGGGAATCTCCGGGGCGACGTGGTCTGAAAGTTCCATACATAAAGTCTCCGATGGAGACTATCTCGTTACAAAAATGTGATATGTCCGAACTGGTCGTCTTGAGTACTATTAAGTCTTTCATGTTCTTTCCTTTCTCTCTTCCTATTATAGTCTAGTTATCGGCATTGTCAAGGACAAACTTTAAACTTTCTGTCAGATTACACCGACGGCGTTTGTACCTGTGAAGAACTGGGTAGCTCATACAGGAACAATAGTGTTGTTAGTAAGCAGTGTGGACTTTAAATGCTAGTGGAATTACGATGCTAACAGCGAAACTATGCTTTTCTTCACAGGTCTAGGTTGCACGCCTGCATTGCCTAGATTTGGGTTTTGCCACACCTTGGAGCGGTCGTTCGCTCTCCGATAACTTACTCTCTCACAATGGGTAAGAACGATAACTTCACCCGATTACGTTTTTGGTACTAATTCTTATGAGCCGCCGGGCCTTTAACACCATGCCCGTCTATAAAAATACCGCTTGAGGATTATAGTGCTTGAACACCAATTCCCCAAACGGCACTTATTACTTTTACACAACTGTGACAAAGTATGCCCTGAAGACATGTCTGTGACACAACTTTGACATTACTTTGACAGAACTATATCTCTAATATGTTGCCATTGCTACTTAGTTCCCCAATTTTACCATCGGTAACACAACTAGCGTTGCTAAAGGTAGTTATTAATTGAGGTAACTTCATAGTTCCAGCATTGTTTATCAGCTTCGCGTTGTGAACGTGACCGAAGCAGTGAAGCCTCGGCTCGACCTCCCAGATTCGCCTCAGGAGGCTCTTACAGCCAACCTGTACCAAACCACCCTCAATCGCTTCCGTGAGGTCTAAGACCGTCTGAGGAGGCCCGTGAGTGATCACAACATCCGCGTCAAGAGGCATTGTATCCCAAACCCTCCCAATTTTGTGACGAGACATCATAAAGTGCCATTCACCAAACGTGGGAGTGTAAGGACTACCCCAGAACTTGAGACCCTCAATGGTAGTATACTTATTTTCAAGATAAGTAATTCCCATCTTAGCCAGATCTTCAGCGTAGACCATGCGGTGGGCGACTGCCGCGTCATGGTTACCACCTACAAGAATTTTGTGCTTGATAGGGAGCATCTGAAACCATTCCAAGAAGGGCCACAGTTCAACGCTATTGGGGATCTTGTGCCTCGCGTTAGTGAAGTCTCCACTGTGGATGACCATATCAACGTCGGGCACACTCAGTCTTCCATGAGACCCATGCGTGTCTGATATGTGCCAGATTTTCATACTAACTCTTTCTAGTTACTAACGGAAAGGGCGGTCTTAGCATAGGCATACTCACCCAGAATGTGACATGCCCACTGAAGGTCTCCATCAACCAATACCTCACGCATCGAGTCAGGAATGTCCTGAAAGCCGTTAATACAACGTGCGGCAGCAATTCTACGACCCTTTTTCTTACTGAACTGGTCAAACTCGCTACACAGAGACATACCAACGTTGCCCTGATACTCAGCGATAGTAGCGAATGGATGACCGTCGTCGTCTCTCAGATGAGTGAACTTCATTTCAATCTCTTTCTTTAAAGTGGTTATTCATAATCTCTAATACAAACCCCAACGGGGAATCTTGGTACAGGGTTTTCACTGGTTGTCCAGTCGAAAAACTTTACTGTTAACATCTTACCAGTGAGTAGTCCCGCCTGAAAGTCGGTCCAATATTGCTCACGTTGAGCCTCTGTTCCCACTGGTTTAACTCCAAACTCTGTTCCGTCATCTGTCTTACAGATAAAAGTACACTGTTTGTGCATCTTACCCTTATTCCGGGCGGCATTCACTATCTCGAACTCTTGATCCTTAAAAGATTTGTACTTCTGAAGATCGGGCGTTCTCCTGTTAGGCTGGTATCCACCTTTGGCGTTGCGGATCATAGTACCTTCGTAGCCACGCTCTAAGAACTCAGCATTTCGTTCTACCACATCCTCAAAAGTGCCCACAGACACAGTCTCAACAACATGAATAACATCACAAGAGAACTGATCTAGGTGAAATAGTTCTTGGGATCTGTCATCAAAGTCTCTCGCTTCTGACACATAGTCATAACAATGAAACTGTACTAAATGAGTGCTTTCCTTAGGTTTGTCACGTTTAATAGCTGAGACCAGACTTTGAAAGTCGTCTTTGAAGTCATGGTTATATAATTCCCCATCAAGAGTAAATGACCCTACTGATGACCACTGAGATGTTAATTCTCTTACGGCATCAGCGATATGACCTAACGACTGAAACTCTTTTCCAGTACGACTTTTTAGTGTAACGCGGTCGCCATCCACATGAATGAAACAGCGAATACCATCCAGTTTAGGTTGAACGAATGCTGGATAGTTGATCTTATGACCATGTTTGTCGTAAGATTGTGCTAACATAGGCATCAAGGGTTTGTCTGTAGGTATGTCCACAGAATAACCACTACGGTCACGCTTTTTGTGCCAGAGGCTTAGAGCCTCCAACTCAGCCTGCTCTGCGTCTGACGTAGCGTTAGCACGTCCCACATTTTTACCATGACAAATGGTGCTCACCTCTTGCATTTTGCCACCATGAATACCATGAGTCTGACAGTAACCGTGTACGTCACCATCACTGAACACGCGAATGCTCCACTCACGGATCTTGCTCTTACTATCCATCTTGTATAAACTGTCCACTTTTAACCCTTCTGTTTGAGTCTCGCTTACTCCCCCATTATAGTCTATTATCGGTTGTTGTCAAGTGTTACTCCATAAAAAAAGCCCATCTTTTTCAAGATAGGCCAAGAAAGCAGGGATGGAGGGACTCGAACCCTACCCTCTATTTTGTGTACTAATCACGGTTTATTTCCCAGTTCAATTCCAAAACGTCACAAAGGTCACAAATCTTACTCTTGGAGTAGTCGTTCAGAACTACCGTTCCATTGATTCTGAGCATTCTCTGGCTGCCCTCATACCACGATACAGACACTACACAGCGTTCGTTAGCAGCAACAACCCAACAATATCCCATGTTAATCCGTTGTCTAACGAAGTGTCGGTCTAACCACTCTTCTGGGTCTTCATTGTCATCCATTTGTTTTATTGATCCTCTTAACGACGCTTGGATCTGGACCCTCATCAATTATTCTTACCATGATTATCTCCCGCAGCGACAGCACTTACCAACCCCGGTAACCACTATCTTGTTATGTTTAATATCCACATGCTGGACGGCGTACTTACACCCAATGAGACTACATAGGGTTTTCTTCAGAAACGCTTTCATCCCTGGCTCCCGTGCGGTTGGCGATGTTGAAGGTTCAGGCAAGACAGAACTCATAAACCCGCCTGAACATGTAAAAGAAATCCTCGCCAACGATCTTTCCGTCAGCATAGAAACTTAGGTAGAACAATAAGAAACACTGGAAAATAAACACTGGCACAATAGCGATGTAGTATTTGGAGTACACAAGCCTGACCATAATGACTGTGGCGATGAGGGTTCCCAACGCTTTCAGTGCGACCAATCCCGCCACGCCTAATTCTTTGATGATCATCAGGGCTATAGGGTTCTGTTCTTCCTCTTCCAGAGTGTCAATAGTAATACAACATAAAACGTTATCGTATGCTGAGATGACCCCAATAGAGAAGATCATGAACAGTAGTGTAAGCCTTACTGGTCTCGGTTGGAGCATGAGTCACGCTTCCTCTCAAGGGCTTGTAGTTGGGCCTGTAGGCTCTTGATGGTCGTCATGTGAACATCCACCGTCTGCCGGAAGAATGCCCTCTCAGCCTCTCTCTCGTGATACTCAATCGCCATCGTCAACTGTTGTATTAGGTGATCTGAGTTCTTCTTCATAATGCCCTCATTAAAAGAAAAAGGGGACAGGCAGCATAAGCAACCTGCCCCCTAAGAGTCTAATCAACCACGATTAGGTTTCCTTGTTTACCACTGCCCCATTGGGATATCATCATCCTCATCTTCGTCGAAGACAATGTCGTCATAGTCGTCGTCATCCTCGTAGTACTCTTCATCCTCCTCGAAGACTTCAGACTCGATCAGTTCCTTGGCGATACCGATGACTTCATAACTGCTGACCCTGATCTTCTGACAGTTACAGTCACTAGGTACGCTGACGATATCAGCAGGGCTGAACTTAACCAGAACTACCGCACCACCGTAACCAGCCCAACCCTCTGCGTACTCGTAAGTACCAATGTGGAGACCACCTGAGCAACCCTGAGTATGGTCATCGCAGACCTGACGGCGAGGCATGTGGTTCACGTCACCGACTTGATTCCGAAAGGAATTGCCAGTGTACTTGTCAACCATACAGCCTTCCAGTAGTTGGCGGTTCAGCTTGTCCTGACGGGCCTCGCCACGGTAGATGGCAACACCCTTGTAGCCAACCATACAACCGTCCTCAGTGATAGGTAGACCCTTGTGAGAGGACCACTCGTAGGATTCCTGAACCGCACGTTGAGACACGTTGGAGTACAGGTTATCAAGGTAACGCAGCATGGGCTTGTGATCCCACCCACTTTTGATCATGTCAATGATCCGCTGGGTAGGCTGGCTGGCAACCTGCTCGTTGTCACCAAACCATAGGTAACCATCACGAATGGTGAAATTACCCTCACTCCAGTCCTCAATCACGGTTCCAACATCGAAGACCTCCAAGAAGCTATCCTCATCAGAACACTTGACACACTCTACCAACTGATCGTATTCAGGGTGAGTAGGGTCGAACTGAAAGGGTTTGCCATCGAGGATGACGGTCCAGAAATTGTTGTTGTCTTTGATGTGACTCAGCATTTTTAACTTTCCTTGGTTGAAGAAGACTCGTATCGTTTCACCCATTATAGTCTAATATCGACAGAAGTCAATGGGTAATACACTATTTTTGTGAATTAAAGGGTTTTATCCGAAAGAACAGAGAATTCGCGGTCATAACACACGAAGAAACTCTTGAGAATATAGTGACTATCACAGAAACTGTCGGCTGAACTATCTTTTGCCCACAAGTTAATGCGATAGCGTTCCACCTCACCCTTACTCCACAGGTGTCCTTTAGCTACCCGATTCACCTTCGCGGACTCTTCGGGAGTTAACTTTTCCTCAAGGAATGTTGACAACACTTCACTTGGGATGACTGGTCCCTCATCTTCCTTGACAGGCTTCTTATCTTCACGGGTTTTTGATCTGATTTTCTCGTCATGAGCCAGCGGCATTGTATTATCTCCTGATTAGTGGTTGAAAGAGACGCCCCCACTAAGGGGGCGTCGTATCGAGTCGTCTACTTGACCGTCGCATCGATGTAGCGAGCTACCTTCTGCTTTGCGTTGGAAATATCCCAGTTACTCAGCAGTGTCAGCATCTCATACTTCACGAAGAACGCATCCATCCACGCTTGTAGGGTATGGTCTTCCTTGATATTACCCTTGATACCCAAACGTTTACAGATCCCGGAGATCTTGTCATTCTTACTGGTATCACGCATATTGGTGAATTCATCCAGTTCATCACTGCCCATGAATTTCTCAATATGTGACAGAGTAGATGTCTGTTCCTTATCGAACTTGTAATAAGTCGTAGGCTTAATCTTCTCATACTCACGTTTAGCAAAATCACGTAGTGTGATAAACTTCCCACTCTTGAAAGCGGCAGTCTTAGTGAAAGCCGTCTTCAATCCAAGCACCTTAGGTGTGGTGATACCACATTCCTTCATAGTTTTAATACTACTGGAGATATTACTATTACATCCTTCAACGGTACAGATGTCGTTAACAGGTTTCCATCGAGAGATCTCAACGTACACAATCTCCTGACCGTTGTCATCCAGTTCCTCTTCCAGCCAGTAACCCTCTGGACTGTAGTAGGAATACTTATCATTGAATGCAAATACCTTACACGTAGATGTAGTCCCGTTCTTGGCTTTCTTCTCAACTTTGGGAAGATCCTCCAAGTCCAACAGAACGTCCCGGTCGAGAAGTACTTCGTCAACCTGTTCGTCTGTCAGGACAACCATTTTGGTATCCCTAGACTGATCCCTCATGTGCTGCTTAATACGACCCTGCATTCTGTCTTTATGAAGGTAGTATACTACCCCATCTCCAACAGGACACGACTTAGACGTATTTCGCTCAGTAGTTCTCCAATATCGTCCCCAGTAGACAATCTCAGTGGTAGCTTCAGGCAGAAAATAACCGTTGAGGGTATTATTATTGATCAATCGACCAATCTGTCCCCTTCTCAGTTTATCTGCCATCACCGCACGCAAGTACGGAGTAGGCTCCGCTTCCACCTTGGCGATAGCTTCCTGACCAATCTCGTCCTTGATCTTTTCGATCTTATCCGCAATTGCTTTACGAGTCTTGTCGTCTAGCGACAGGTTCTCACGAGCAGTATCGAAGCTAATCTCACCCAGTTCAAACCTGATCAGACCACTACAGTTGAGGGTATCGATCTCTTCAGGAATACGGTAGGCAATGTTACCCATAAGGGCGACCATACCACCCCAAGAACTGTTTAGGGAATAAAATTCCCCCTCGAAATCATACGTGTCCCGCTGATCATTACACTTACGTATAACCTCCTGATTATTAATATCGGGAGTCTCATCCCACCACTTGAAGACGTTGACGGCTTCTTGCTCGAATGTTGAGACGCGACCCTCCACATTCACCGTAACTTCCAGACCGTCAAGGGCATCGGAATCCACCTGTGACAACATAGCCACAACGGGTTCCCGGATCTCGTTACGGTAACATGAGTACGTACTCAGCTTACCAGCCTTCCAACTCTTTACCGTGAAACTATCACATAATGAGTATGGAGACAGACTACCAATCCCAAAACACCCAATAGTGTCGTTGTTATCACGTTTAGTGGAGATACCTACACCCGCAAAAGTACTACGGATCTCATGCTCGTACAATCCCAGTCCGAAGTCTCGGATGGAGAACCACGGTTCCAACTGAGTGGGGAGGTGAATCTTGAACTTCACATCCTTCCTACCAGCCATAACGTGGGAGTCGTAGGCATTACAACTCAACTCACGGATGACTGCCCGCTCTTTATAGGTGTATACCTTGTCTGCGAACATATCTACAATAAAGGCAACGTCACCCACGCTGTACGTGGAAGTCTTAAAGTCGCCCTGAATAGATACGTCTTGCTTTGGAGTTTCGAGTTTCATTTTGTCGTTCCTAAATGTGGTTGATTGTTTGAGCCGCGTTGCTCATGACCCAATTATACATTACTTATCGTCAATGTCAACAGGATTCTTTAACTAATTTCTAAAAGAAATCATCAATGAGTTCGCCATCCCAAGGAATTAAGCGGTCAGCGATGGTAGCCGTTGGTTCTTCTTCAATGTGAATCTTCATACCAAGAAATTCTGTCAACTTATTGATGTTGTCGCCCTTCGCTCCTATCAGGATTCCCGGTCGCCGCAGCTTGATATGAACACGCTCGTCTAACATGTATGGGACTACGTCCAACTCAGTCATGTCGAGATTGCGGATTTCCTCACAGGCGTCAGGATAACACCTGCCGTGCTTTATGAAGTAGAATGCCCAAAATTTTGAGAACAGTTCTTCCCGTGTCATGTTACGTCCTTTACTATTCTTACAGAATCATACATATCCTGTCTTTTGTCATACTCATGCCGTGCTTCCGACATATTAAATGGTCCCCACCAATATCTCTTTGGTATCGGAGATTCGTTGTCGTCGTATGAATAGGCAGTCGCCGTGGCGATTACGTAGTAGTCCATTACACTGTCGCCCTACTTAAAAAGAAGCCACAGAATTAAACTGCCAAAGACCATCCTAGTTAACTGCACAAACCGATACACCGGATCTGTCGGTGTTGCCCCCTGCCGAAAACCATCGGTGTCGATGATCGCTGCCAATCTGATGAGTATGCCGATCACAATAAATATGCCAACAATGTCTGTCAAAACATTTGTCATGTCATTCATCGTTTCCCAACCTTTCAATCATTTCCGCTCTCATGTCAGACCTGCCACGCTGGTAGATCTTGTCGCTCTTAGAGGGTCCACGGTCGATCAGGTGAGACGCAATCTGCATCAAACCCTGTGCCGCTTCATGTTCGTCCAGCCAGACCAGATCTTGAATTTGATCTTCGACCTCTTGTAAAACCCTCTGTTTCCAGTTATCGTCTCCCCACATGCTCATTTTGTTGTCCTTCCAAAGAAAAAGGCGACACCACACATAAGTGTAATCTCGCCAAACGTGTGTTGTTTGCTTGACACCCCAATTATACTACAAGTATCGGCAATGTCAAGGGTAAACTTTAGAAATTAATGCCAAGTTTTCATGTTTTTGAACTTTTCCAGTAATTCCTTGTCGGCTTCCAACATTTCCATTGCACGCTGATGAGTTATCTCATTATGCCTCTGCTTTCTCAGGATGCCCGCCATACGTCTTAATGTCTCTCGGTCCACCGGTTCCTCATCTTCAGCGTCTGAGGCCGCTACAGGCGACGTGGGAGCCACTGGAGCAACCTCAGGAACAACGACAGGCTCAGGGTCAGGTTCAGCAGCAGGCTCAGGGTCAGGCTCGCCGGATACGTCATCGCTAGACTCAGGCACAATGTCAGAGCTAGCAGCAGGTTCAGGTGATACACCATCCTCAGCCACGTTTTCACTTGGGTAAAACACGTCCAAAGGCCACTCAACTTCTTCACCCGGCAGTTTAGGTCTTTCATCAGTCATCTTTAACTCCTTAATAGTTAATCCACTCTTGTAATAGGGCGGAATCTTGGGATAGAATTTTACCGGCATCTTTTTGGGAAATGCCGTGAGTTTTCCCATATCGAATTTCGGCAACACGTCTCTTTTCAGCGGTCACCTCATTAAGTTCCCGTGTTACATTCTTAACCTCCGCGTTGATCTTCGCCACGGATGATGGTTCCCTCTGCTTCCAGAAGTTGTGTTCTCCGATCATTGTTATATCCTCACTAAAGTCTTCATCTTCAAATAATTGAGCAGTGTTAATCCAACTCTTGATCAGATCCTCGTCAGTTCTGGGATCTTCAGGATAACCCTCAGTGATCTTTGACAGTGTGATTCCGCCTGATGGACCAAATGGATCTTCACCACTCAGCAGCTTCTTACGCTCGGCGTCGTCGTTGTTATTAACTATCTCAGTCATTTATTCACCCTTTGTTTTTGTACCAAGAAAATACGTTGTTCAACCACTTCTTACGCTCTTTACAGTTACACTCGGCCAGCTTGAAGAAAGCCTTGAATCTCTCTTCTGTCACCCCAAACTTATTAAGGGTAGCCTCTACTACATCACCCAAACCTACAATTTCCTGCTCTGTTGAGTTATGGGTAAGACCCTGTTCTTTGAGCGAATCGATAACTGGCTGCATTTCTTTCTTGATTTGGTCATTATCGGCCTCGTTAAAAGGCATTTTTCTCTCCCTAAAAGCAATTTTTTCTCTCAGGGTTCTCAGATAAGCTATCGCGACAGCGTTTTACAGAGAAAGTGAGAGACGTGTAAGTTAGTGCTTGACTTCACATTACTATACACTATTCAGGGAGTTGGTGTGCGTTTAACCAATGAATACCTTAATGTAATACAATACATAATACTAGTACTACAATACAATGGGGAGGGTTGTGATTTTACTACTACATTTTGTAGGGTCCACATCTCTTAGCAAGTAAAAGTTAAATCATCAAAAACCCTAGTGTTTTGCCACTTTTTCGCCTCTTTTGGCCCCAAAATGAACCAAAATACCCCTTAATACACCCACTTAAAATGGACATATAGAGGCTCAAATTTGGGTTCGCTGGCCGATCTTGGCTGGCTATAGGCATCTTGGCGATTCGGCTAGTTAGGGCTGAGACTCGGGTGACTACCCCCCGGTTTGAGTGAGACATTAGGGGGTTTGGGTAGCACATTTCTAAACTCAATGTTTTGGTCTCAAAATCTGCCAAAGTAGGGTATACTCGCACCTAGGGGCTTAGTCGGAAATGCGAGAGCTTAGTTGGGTGCTGAATTAAGATTCCACGTCGGAACAATTCAAACAGGTTGCCGCCCTTCGCTTGGATCAGTACGTTAATTTCTCCAATGGAAATGGCGTACCCCTCAGATGTGACCCTCATGTGATCTACAAAGTCCTTGTATGGCTGGTCAATTTCTTCACGGGTGAGTAGGGGCATAATTTAGTCTTTCTTTTTTAATACAACTGAGTATGTAGACCACCACCAGCGTGGACCCTTAGGATAGATAATCTTGGCAACACAAAATACCTGAGTAACAGTGACCCATTTTAACCACACCTTGCGTACATACCTAACATCGCCTCTCTCAATTTTCTCAGTTAATCTAGTAGGGAAAAGGGCAAATCTATTGAATGTACGTAGATCCCCTTCGAGCCAGAGACGCTTCTCCCACTGGCGTTTAAATTTAAACATGTCTAATTAACCCTTTCTGTTGAGTGTACATCTATTATAGTATACTATCGACCATTGTCAACACATACTTTAGCCGATTTTGGCTGGCTATACGTTATGGTGCGATCTTAGTGGGTTGGGGGAGACACTCCAACCCAAGGTGTACAGTCAAACGGAGGGGGTTTAGGACAGTTCGTCCCGGTCAGGATTCAGAAAGTCTCGCACCAGTTTCCATTCGGGCGTGCGTGTCTTGATGACCCTTATATATTCCACATGATGGGCTTCTACTATTTTCTTAAGGGCCGCGACCTGTGCTTTCAACATCATGATCTCTTCATCATGCTTACTTAGGGTTTTATTAAAGAAACTCAACATAATATTCTCCTTGGCTGGATTTTGGCTGGCTATACGTTATGGTGCGACTTGTTTGTATTGAGTGAGACAGTGACGATAAGGGTCATTTTTCGCTGGCTATTAGTTAACGTGCGATGGGCGTGGATCGCCCAAGACAATCTATACATTATACCATACATATGATGGATGTAAAGAGGAAATTGACGTAAAGTGTTTGGTAATAAGTACTTATGGAAAGATGGCCCGGCCCCCGCCGCCGTAAACCCTTTGATAGTAAGGACTTACGACGATGGGCCGTTCTATTGAAAGTCGTCTGTGAAACTATGGATAATTACGAAAAGGAAGGCAAGCACGAAAAACTGGGTCAAGTATCGCTCCTTGCTGGTGTGGAAGCCAACCCCCACTAAGGGGGAAGGCGAAGAAACCCTAAGGCTCACACTACGCAGAGAGGGCGATTGACTCAGCACGACGAACGTGCTTATCTTCACCCGCTCGTAGAATCCGAGCAAACTCAGACTTGAAGCCAGTCTTCGACTGGGCAGCGTGCTGAACGTAGCCCTGAACCGCGTTGAAGGCTTCCCAAGCAGAAACGACCTTCGACTCACCCGAGACAAAAGCGTCACGCTGAGTGCGAGCACGTTCGTCTATGACACGCTCCATGATAGTATCGACCATCTTAGCGAACACGGTCACCGCACGCACCTTCGTGCCGGATTCGGCCAGAAGGATTTCCGTATCAGATGGGATACGGTCAGCGTACACTTCACGCACGAACGCACTGAGGTCCACGCTTCGCGTCTGCATACGCTCTGCAGCGGCAACCACATTTTCCCAGCCGTCCTTCAGGACCGCGAAGGTTTCGATCAGTTCATCCATCTTAGCACGCAGGCCAGACGTGTGACGGATCGAGACCGTGGTGCTGTTCACCTTCCGCAACATCACGAGATTGTCGCACGCATCACGGTGATACGCCATCGTTCCCTGAAAACCCTTGCCATCGAAGCCACCGCGAATCATCACGCGAGGCCAGATGTTGTCATTTTCGCCAAAGATACGACGACGCTCCGCGTTCGTGGGCTGAATGTTCACGTAGTGACCACGATTCCAGTGAGTTTTACACTCAATTTCGCCATCCCACGCCTCAGAAGCGGCTTCGACCAATGCACACACGTCGTCAGTGGTGTGTGGCACGTAGCGGGAAGAGATCGACTTGACGCCTTCGATGTAGCCATCGGTAGAGCGAAACAGACCGTATTGGTCCGTTTTCATATTATCAGGGCCGAACAGCGGAAATTTATCAACCGTGAAATCGAAGTCAGAGCGGACAGAGGCAGAGGCAGCGGAAGCAGCAACGGTGATAATTTTGTTCATGAGAGAACCCTTCAAAGTGAGAAACAGAAAATACATTGTACAGTACAAAGACTGGAAGTCAAGGGCGACATTAGCAATTGAGTGATTTCGGCAGAGCTTGCTAAAACTCCAAACCCCTTATTAAGGGCGACGGTTGCAGACCCTTACTCCTCGTCGTCGAAAGAGAACTGTTCATCCCAGCACGTTGAACACGTACCAGAGATCAGCAATTCGCGATCATCGGCAGAGAGATCAGGTAGAGCGTTCTGGACGAGTTCGCCAGACTGCCACGCCTTGTATCCCTGCAAAGGAACATCCAGTTCGGCCAGATTCTGGCAGAACGGGCAAGGGACTGAAACGGTGATCGTTTCTGTCATAGTGTTATTATACTATAATTATCGGCATTGTCAAGTTGGATCTTTAATCTTTTAGGGTTTTTTCTTGTGGATTTATTGGCACGGTATTTGCTCAGGGGGGAATCGACGTAAGTCCTTTGGTACCAACGACTTACGTCGCGGCGGGGGGCGGGCTTTCGCCCTAAGTCCTTGCGGGGTAAGGGGTTAGCGTTTACACTCTCCACAAATTCTAACCATGCTATCGTCACCAACTTTCTTGAATCGGTATCCGAATCGACTTGCACCATAAGACGCTAAGTCAGCATAAGTACAATTTGTCGGAATCTTAACCGGCAGATCGTATTTCATAAATTGCACAAGATCATGAACCGTCATTATTTTCCCCTTTAGGGTGTGTCATCTTCAAAAACATCAATATGTTCGTAGTCCCCATCGTCACAATCTCGCTGTGCCGTAATTACATCTTCAAGAATATAATCACTTTGAGCATCTTCGTCAAGAGCAAGCCACTGTTCACCGTTGATATCTGGCTTGTCAGAGCCAATATACACAAAAGAAACTTTCTTAGGCGTCATGCGAACCCAACCACTAAATTCTACAATAATGTCTTTCATCATTTTCCCCCTTTGGCGACATCTTCTGAAGAAGCAAAATTAAACATAAACCTCTTTCTTGTACATGATATTGTGAGCAACAATGCTTGAACCGTGCATGTCAACCCACAGGTCAACCCATTCCGCACGATCAACGTATCTATCGTTATCCACACACTTGAAGAAATCACAGGTGTATGGGTTATAGGTAATCTCAGGCCAGCGATAGTCCAACTGATTGAGAGACTGAATAGGGTTTACAACGGTTCCCTTGATGAATGCGTGTACATTCTTCTGCTTTTCATCTCTCACACGCTCGCGACCCTTCTCACCAACAACAAAGGTGGCATTTTCCAAAACCACGTTCTGAGCATGGCAAACGACCAAAGCACCCTGCTTGACGCTGATGCAGTTCTTGTGCAAGTTGCGGTAAACGGTTACCGGCTTTGATGTGTCGATCAGTTCCAGAACTTCTTTGCTTGAGTGGCAGAATGGCTTTTGCATGGGTTTCCTTTGTGTGGTTGAGATATAAGTATTGTACAGTATTTGTTACCGTTGTCAACCCTCAGACCCTAAATCATATCCATTTTATCCACAACGTGAAGAACTGATAAATGATTGGTAATTCTCAGTCTACTCAACTCTGCCGATTCTTGATCAGGATACGCACCGTTGCCGGTACTTTTGACCCAAGAGGCGTAAATGTGCTTTTTCTCTTTGAGGGTTCGCTCATTGCCATCTGCGTCGTACAGGGCCAAATACGTTACCCAAGTTGGCGTCTGCCATAGGTCAAGTTGTGGGCTGTGTAGGTTCATGCTCATGTCCAACCTCCGGTTGTTCCATATTAAAAGAAAAGTACTCATTACCAGCTAGTGGCATATCCATCACGTTGATGGGGTCGCCGTCTTCCGTTTCGTAGCTAACCATGTCACCAGCAACAAACTCTTGCCCAATACATTCCCCCACATCATTAAATTCTTGACAAACGAAACCATGTGTGATCTTGACTGTGTTCATTTTCTCTCCATTATGACTGATTCAAACTGTTATGTTCCCCTTTTCTACCATTATACAGTTATTATCGTCAATGTCAACCCCATACTTGACTTAATGTGGCGGCTTTATGGGTTTTGTTTGGGAAAGACATAACCTGTTGGTATGAAAGGACTTAGGACGAACGCGGCCCGCCGCCGCAGCCGCAAGTCCTTTGGTGGCAAGGACTTACGTCGAGCGGGCGATTGTTACGCTTGAGGCAGAAACTTAGCCACTAGGGAGCCAACGAATGGCACCCTTACAGACCAGCGTTGACGCTCATGATAGAACGCCTTCGGCCCCTTAGTGGTGAGTACCGTATCAAGAGTACGACTGCGATCAAACGCAATGTCATCCCAGCGATATGGACCACTTAGGGTGGACTCAGCAAGCGGCTGTTTCTCGGTGTCACGTTGACCAGCCAGAACACCCCAGCGAAACTTAGAACCCTCAACAGGTTGTCGATAAGAAAACAACACTAAACTTTTCATCTTAGTAACCTTTCGTTTGATTGTCAGAAAATGTGTGAATTGCGACAAACAGTATTGACAGAACAAAAAACTGTGTCATGCTTGTGCCATCTCTCCAGCCAGTTTGGTGGACAGTCTTTTACTTGCCGTCCCGTGAGCAAGAAACCCAACGATAGATTTACGGTCACGGACTTGACACAACCGGCATTCGTCACAACTCATATTCTCATTCGTTTGAGCGGGACACGTTACAATCGGCAGTCCTTTAGGTGTTTTGTTTCCCATTGTTGGAGAATCTTTGGGAAGTATAACGCAAACTGGCCCAATGTCAAGAGCGGCGTAGTTATCAGCTTCATCAAGAGAATCAGCAGACAGATTGACAGTCATTCCACCGGCACGATTCATGGAATCAATCACGACCGCGTTGTCCTCATCTGTTGGGTCATAGTGGGTATATGTCCAGCCTTTGGTATGTTCAGACGCTTTGGACAACTGCCCACATTTGACGGCGTCGATTTTGCCGTCTTCAGTTTGGGGCAAATCGCCAGCCTGATTGTGTCGCCACAATTGACCGGGAAGGAATTTTGAGATAGCACGACAGAAGAAATCCCACTGAGTACCGCGACCGTCTGGCCCGATTTTACGCCAGTGCATACCCAACGGCCCGAAACGTGCGTAGCAATCAGTACCCTTTAACGGGCATTCGTTCGGACAAGAATCTGCCTCAGTAGTGGATACTGGAATAGGACCGACTTTACGATTGCCAGAACGAAGGTTTAAGGTGACGTGCATTTCAAACTCCAAAGTGTGGTTGATTATCTCCCCATTATATAGTATATCGTCCATATGTCAACCCCATCTTTAGGGTTTTTATGATCTTTTTTTATTCCCATGTTGGCACGGTATTTGCTGAGGAATCGACGTAACCTGTTGGTATCAAAGGACTTACGTCGCGGCGGGGGGCGGGCCGTTGCTGCAACCCTTTGGTATCAAAGGACTTACGTAAAAAAGGAAGCGGGCACAACGTCCCGCTTCCCCTCTCAACACAACGAAAGGTCACCTACAACGAAGCAACGCACTTGGAAAGCGAGAGTGAGCGGACAGTACCGTCAGTCAGACGCACCTTAATACCGCGACCACTTGGGCCAGTGAACGACGCCAGCTTGACACCTACGACCTTACGCAGTACGTTGCGTGAGCCATGAACCGGGTAAAGAACGTTTATTTTTCGTTCGTTACGCTTGAGATAAAGATCGTTCGTCATTGACAAAACCTTCAACTTGAGAGAATGTGAAACGTTTGACACCCTGTGGTGTCTCAATAGATACGTAGTCATTAAAGATGGCTGCGACTACGCCAGCCTTGAACTTGGTTCCCACACGTACGCATGGGGCGACTGTGTCAGATGATGTCTTCAACTTTACTCTCCAGTTCGAGACGAGCCTGCTCTGCGGCCTCATCTCTGAGTTCTTTGGACTTGTCAGCGAAACGCTTCGCCAACTGATGTACCATCTCGTCTGTTACTCGAATGTTGACTTCATTGCCCGCAGAATCCTCAAACTGAAGATTACCACCCCAAAAACTGTACTCTGTGGCAGTGAGTTCAACAACTTGCTTGACTTTCATTCTTCTTCTTTCGCTGTGTGTTACGTTACCTGTGAGACCCTATTATACTATATAGATCGGCATTGTCAAGGGCAGATCTTTAATCTTTCTGATCTTTTCTCCAAACATCCTTCTGTGCTTGGCGTGTACGCTGACGGTGTGGACGTGCGTCGTGAGCACCGCTGCCTGTGGTGTGTGGTAAGTGACCAAGGGCAACTTTGCCGGGTTTGATCGTCAGGGTGATTGTTTTTTGTTTACGTCTCATGGCTCTATTATATCAGTTTTCGTATGGAATGCAATTCAAAAGTCTGAACATTTTGGAAAAAAACGTGTTTAGTTCAACAACGGTATCCCAGCGATGGAGGGTTACGTCGAAGTATCGACCGTCTTCATTCTTAAACTGAGCCTTCGCATTGAAACGGTTGGCGGGTGGCGGTGTGAAACCCTCGATTGGACCGTACTCATAAACCGTAATAAAGAACAGCTTCCCACGGTCGCCACCCCTGAAACACCGCTGATAATTAGCTATGGCGTATTTGTCCAGCGTTTTGCTGAGGGGAAATTCTTTGTAAGCGTTGTTGAGTAGCTGAGTTCTCATGGGGTTTTTCCGTTGTGGTGAAAAGTTATGACGAGGGGACATACTTGACCAACTTTCATACCCCGAATAGTCGCTGATGCTCTACCGGATTACTTGTCAGCCGAAGGGTCGGTTCTCATCCCGTCGTCATGTATGTATTATACTATATTTATCGTCATTGTCAAGGGGTAAACTTAACTTTCTTTTAGGGTTTTTTCGCTGGCGGTGGCTGGCGGTGGCTGGCGGTGGCTGGCGGAGGAAGAGGCGAGCCTACCGGCTTAGGTAAGACAAGCCGGTAGTCTTTAGGGTTTGGGGTTTGCTTGTGTTGACGTAAGTCGTTTGATAGCAAGGGGTTACGACGCTCGCGGCCCGCCCCCGGCGACCTAAGTCCTTTGGTCGCAAGGGGTTACGTCTATTCAGGCAGTTTACCCGATTTGATGCCGCCGTGAAGGGCAAGCTCACGCTCAAACACTTCGCGGGAAACGTAGGGGTATACCGTGTTGCACGGATCTCCGTGATCTGCGTAGCTATTTTCGCGAGCCTCCAGCAACTCGGGATCAAGCGGTGGCGAAGACGGGAAACCGCCTTCCATGTGCGTATGTGGCCCTTCGTCGGTTCGCGGTGTGCAGTAACTGAATTCTCTCGCCTGCACGCTGATTGTGAAGCCGTCCATACAGTGAATGGTTGGGTTGAGTGGTTTCATACTAAAAAGCTCCTGATTTTCTCGTGCCTAAAAATGTTGATGTTCTCTTCTGAGTCATCGTAGAAGTATATTTTATCAAATCTTGACACCATGTCAAACAAAACCCTCTTTTTACTGATTGGAATATTACCATCAGCCCCAACGCAGTGAATTTCAGTGGCTTTGACGCCGTTCTTCATCAACCAAGTATGAATGGCAGCGGCTACGGTATCCTGACGAGCGGTAAGAATGAATACCTCGTGACCCTCCATGTATACCTCACGGGCCAAATTCATCAATAACGTAGGGTCTGCGTTTTTTACGAATATGTCATCACGAAATTCTGAGAAGTCAAAACTCTCACCATTCCCAAGTTTGTAGCCGGGAAATTCCAGAGAAGAAACTGACTTGTAAGATACATTCATCGAATTACGAATGACCACACGAGCGGTGGTGATTGCCAACGTGTCATCGAAATCGAAAACGAATGCTTTTTTTGTTTTATTTGTCATGGGTGTATTATACCATTATTATCGGCTGTTGTCAAGGCTCAACTTGATATTTTTTCGAAGTTTTTTTGCCACGACTCGCTTGCCGTATGGCCGCTTGTGTTTCCACCAGCTTGTGTAAGTTTTTGCTCGTTCTTTCATGTGTGTATTATACTTATATTATCGGCATTTTGCAACCCCGAACACTACTAATTCTGGAAAGAATATCAAAGTTTTAAGTATTGACGTAAGTCGTTACCACCAAAAGACTTAGGGTTTTCGCGGCCCGCCCCCCGCGACCCTAAGTCGTTACGGGGTAAGGGTTTAGGCGTTTTTCCTGTTGTTCAACATTGCAGCCCATCGCTCTGGACTGATACCCTTAGGTGGTGCCTTGATTACATCCTCAAGGGCAATCTTTCCCTGATTAATTACACGCCACGCCTGAGCAACGGACGCAAATTGCATTTCAGATTTTCTCATGTTTCGTTTATTCCTTTATCTTTTAATTTTAATTGTAGTCTTCTTCATTATCTATTTCAAACGACGTTGGTATGAATTGCCAATCGAATTGTTCACCAATCCACTGAGTCGCTAAAGTTACATCTTTGGCAATTTCAACAGACTGAACAATATCCCAAGGTATTTCGATTTCGATTGTTGAGCCTGTAGAGGGTCTAATAGCTTTACACAAAATGCTCATTCTAGTCTTCCAAAAGATCGTCAGCGGTCAAAAGTCCACCGTTGACCATGCCATTCACCAAAGCACACTCAGCACGATGCTGGGCGATTTCATCCACTTCATTCTGAGACCAGTCCAGCGGTTCCGTGATATCAGTGCCGTTGACCTGTGCCGCCATACGCTCAATGTTGCGAGCCTTGACAGCCTTCTGCTTGACATGTGCCGTGATACCATCGCGTTTTTCGCACAATTCCTCCAGACGTTTGAGAGAACGACCACCGCGAACATAATCCCGAAAACCCTCAGGAAGGCAGGAATTCAGAATCTCAATGGCTTCCATCAACGCTTCCCGCAAGTATTCCTCTACTGCGTGAATGTCGCGAAGACCGCCGTAGGGTAGTGATGGATCAAAGCTCATGTTTTTACCTCGAAGAGTTGTGTTGTTTGTCATAGTGTAATTTTACCATAATGCGGCTGAATGTCAACCCCTATTTACCATCTTTCCAGAGATTAAATGCGGTTTCACACTCATTTACTGAGGTAAAGCACCACAGCACCTTGAAGTGATTGGGCTTGGTTGGCGTCCATATTACACACTGACAGGTTTCTGCCTTAGGGTCGAACGGCCCTATTTTCTCTGTCCACGTCATTAATAAGCTCCTGTACCCCAGCCGCTGGGGGCTGAGGCGTTTAGTTGGGAAAGGACACTACGGGTGTGTAACGGTGGTGCCGTCTTTGTAAACAACAGCAGCAGTAGGATGACCGTCAGCACCATACCGGGATCTGTAATCAGCGACAGGTGTGTTGTGGATCGATGGTGAGTCATCGCCGTCAGAGTCGTCGCAAGCATACCAACGGTCGCCGCAACAATCACAATCCCAACCCTTGGAACAACCGTTAAAGTATACGCCGTTGTCCTGTGCGATATCGTTGGCGTCGTCAGTGTCGTCAGCCTGAACAACAACATACTGAGCGGGACCAGTGAACCGACCACCCGAGTTGTTTTGTGAGAATGTGAAGAATTTCATGTTTCATCTTTCGTGTGTTGTGAACTTGTTATGTCTGTATTATACTATATCGGCACTATTTGTCAACCCTCTTTAAGAAAAAGGGAAAGAATAATAGAGATTGACGTAAGTCGTTGGTATGAAAGGACTTACGTCGCTCGCGGCCCGGCCCCCTTGACCTAAGGTGTTGAAGCCAAAGGGTTTATGTCGTTTGCCTTAGAGCAGGTGTGACAGCAAGTGCCGTGCCCTTCGGACTCAAAGCACAGGGAAATGTCCCCGCAGTAGTCACAATCCGTGACGAACAGCGTGGGCTGTGGAGTAGGGGTGTCGTGCTCCCTCGCCCACTCGTGGTACTCATCCCAATCCGCTTGGGTAGGACCATCGAACTCGTCACTGTGAAGCTGACACGCGAATGAATCTGACATCTGAAAACCTTAAAGAGTGTTGAAAACCGTATGGCTGTATTATATCTTATCGACATAATTTGTCAATAGCTTTATTGAAATTTTAAGAATCAATTCCAAATTCTGCTTCTAACTCATAGGCCACGGCGAGCAGCCTCTCAACTAGGCTGTCGTCTTCAATCTTCATACAGACAGCATAGATACCCTCAAGCAACTGTTCAACACTCATCTCATCTCTCCCTTGTAATTGGTCTTAACTTCCCCATTATATAGTTATCGACATGATATTACAACCCACATTAGGAAAAAATGACATAAAAATAGCAATCGACGTAAGTCGTTGGTATCAAAGGGTTTACGGCTCACGCCGCCCGCCCCCGCCGACGTAAGTCCTTACGTCACAAGGGTTTATGTCTACTGCCCATGGTTTTCGGGCCTGAACCGGCAACAGCCGCACCATGTAGATCTCAAGGCATATTGTTTTCTTCCACTAAGGGTGACTACGCAAACAGGTTATCGTAGTACTCATCATCAAAGTCGTCGGGTGACTCGAAGCTGTCAACTTCAACGTCGCCGTCTTCGCCACTCATGTCGTCCTGACCAAGGAACGCGGACATTTCATCCGTGTAATCCTCAGGGAACTGCTGACGGTAATCGTCCTCAGGCTCAAAATCGTCGTAATCGTCAAACATAACAAACCCTCATTGAGAAAAAGAAAAACCAACTGCCTCAGTTGGGCAGATCACCGCCCCAAGGCTGGAAACCGTAATGCTCGTCAGCATCATACGAGTCAACGTCGTCGTCGCCGTCATCGTAGCCGATGGAATCAAGATAGTCCATTCTATCCTGCTGATCGATTGCTGATTCACCACCGTGCTCGTCTTCGTCTTCAAACATCTAAAAACTCCTGAAAGAAACTTGATTACCTCAATGACTGTATTATACAGTATTTGGCCTGAATGTCAACTCAATTCCTGAAACTTTCTTCGACAATTGTCGTTTTCCGCTTCTTCCCTTGTATCAAAGAAAGAGGGTTTTTCGCTACCGTAGGCAGCGACCCACATATCTCTGCCGTCGCCTGTCACAATGTGAATTGGTTGTTTGTTCATCGTTGACCCTTTTTGAAGTCTGAGATTTCAGCAGCAGCTTCACGCTTAAGAATGGCACGCATCGGCGTACCATCTTTTTTGTGGTAAGTGCTGCTGTTGTGCTGTCGGTCGTTGTGTTTTCTGTAGTTTGCGTTTTTCATATAAGTATTATACCTCATTTTTTAGATATGTCAACCAGAATATCCGCTCCAAGGCAGATTAATCCCAAAATAACCAAAGCAATAACCAGATCCCAAGATACATTCATCAGTTCTAACATGGTAAACCCTTCGTTGATTGTTGCCCCTCTACTATATATTATCGACATTTTAGCAATACCACTTTACCACTTTTTATGGAGAATGTGAAAATTGACGTAAGTCGTTACTACCAAAGGGTTTAGGACTCGGCGGGCCGGGCCTCGGTGCCCTAAGTCGTTTGAGGGTTAGGACTTATGTCGAATCAGCCATTAGTTTGTCCCCATGATAAAATCAAAGCACTTCCCACCGCAACTGATACATAGACAACATACCAAAAGCAAAAAACAATAACAACACACAGATCTTGCAAATTCATCTTTTTTGTTCTTTTCATACATTTATTCACACCCCCAACGGTCGCACTCAATTTGCTTTGCCGCACTGTAACGAGCGATAACACCAGCGAACTCAGGAACACGCCACACATTAAAGGCGTAGTCAAACTCAATAACAACATCCCCATATTGTTCAATATAGCTACGAAGCTGAAAATCGTTGCTGATGATAGCAATGGCGTCTGTCTGTGTTTCAACCCTGTGAGTTCGGCACATAGGGTGATCGGTAAGGTAAACGTCTGAAACTCTCATTTTTTCTCTTTTTCTAAAACTCAAAACTAATGTGTAAAGAACAGCAGGTCGTGGGCTTGCATATTCGGGGACTCTCAACCCTCTTGTGCTTGTCACCACCTAGGCGGCTAATTCCCTGCTGTCATGTGTGTATTGTATCAGATTTCGGTCAGTTTGTCAATAGGGTTACCGAATAATTCCCTGAAATTTGTCTAATTGTTCTCGTTTTTCTTGCTCGCTTTTTGCCAGCCCTACAACCAACTCAATAAGTTGTTCCCGCGACATGTGCTGGACAGTTTCGCGGATTTTGGTTGCGGTCATTGTCTGTGTTCCGTTTGTGTTGTTGTTTGTCATAGAGGTATTATACTAATATTATCGACATTTTACAACCCTAAACGTCACATTATCTAGAAAGAAAAAAGAAATAACTAGATATTGCCCTAAGTTGTTGCTACCAAAGGACTTACAGCCCTGCGGGCCGGGCTTCCGCTACGTAAACCCTTATACAGCAAGGAGTTACGTACATTGCCTCGTGCTGCCTTAAGCGGGTGGACTAGCTAAGACACACGCTAGTCCAAATACACAACAACAACGCCGAAGCTGTCCATTGAACAAAACACAGCGTCTGGATTTTCCATATCCACCATGAGCGAATCGCAAGCCATGTGCAAACCGTCCCACTTATCGTAAAACGTGTTAAAAAGTGCTACCATTATTCAGAAACCCCTACAATTGAAACCATTGAGATTGAAGTGTGAAAACCCCAGAGAACGTGAGACTTGACGCCAGTCTCGACATTTTGGAGAAGAATTGAAGCCTTCTTCTGTCCATGTTGCCGAGCGGCAAAAGGAACATTGAGAACACGACGATTGCCGTGGAAACCTGCGACCACGTCTCCGGGAACTAGTTGATTTGCTTTTTTCTTCATTTTACTTACTTTCGAGTTGTTTACTGTGAGAGTGTATTGTAGCAGAAACGTCTACTAATTGGAAGCCATATCGAACATAATTCCTCTAATTTTGTCGATGTTTTTCTGAGTTACTGAAACGCCGTCGAATTTCAGTTGATTGATAATGGTGAGTTCAATCACGAATTCTGAATCAATGCCGTCTACTCGTTCTGCTACTATTACTGCGATTTCGTTCATTGTTTTGCCTTGTGTGTTGTTGTTTGTCATATCAGTATTATATACATATTATCGTCAATTTACAACCCCAAAGGCCACTATATCTGGAAAGAATTCCAAAGTTGCTAAAAGTCGCTGTAAGTCCTTTGGTGGCAAGGGTTTAAGTTGCCGGGGGCCGGGCCTCAGCGACCTAAGTCGTTTGAGGACAAGGGTTTATGTCGATTATTCACTTCCCCATCTTTGACAATCTCGCGTCTTTGCTTCGTTGTGCCTTGCGATGACCCCAGCGAACTCAGGAACACGCCACACATTAGCGTTTTCATCGAATTCGATAACAACATCCCCAAACTGTTCAATAAAGCTGTTTACCTGAAAATCGTTGCTGATGACCTGAATGGCGTCTGATCGCGTTTCGACCCTGTGTGGATTCATCATTCCAACCGCAACAACCAAATCTGAAACTCTCATTTTCTCTCTCCAAAACTCAAAAACTTGTAAGTGTGTATTGTACCAGAATGTGAAATCTACGTCAAGTCGTAGGGTGCGGTATTATCTGGGAAAGTCACATCCAAATTGGCTTTTGTTCGTTCGCCATCCACATATCTGGAAGGACTGTAAAAATTCACTTCTTCTTTTTGAGTCCGTGGATTTTCGGCAATGTGGATCGCCGCACCGTACTTTTCCAGTAGAATCCGTAAGTCGTTGGTAAATTCCACCCCTAGTGCCTTATCGGCTTTTTCGTTTGCGTCTTCCACGCTTGTGTCTCGCCACGATTCAGTCATACTTCAACTCCTACAATTGAAACCATTGAGATGGTTGTGTGGAAACCCCAAAGAACATGAGACTTAACGCCAGTCTCTACATTTTGAAGAAGGATAGAAGCCTTCTTCTGTCCATGCTGCCGAGCAGCGAAAGGAACATTGAGAACGCGGCGGTTGCCGTGGAAACCTGCGACTACGTCGCCGGGAACTAGTTGACTTGCTTTTTTCTTCATCTTACTTACTTTCAAAAACTTAACTTGTGAGTGTGTATTATAGCAGAAATCTGCCCAAAAGTCAACCCCTGTTCAGGGTTTTAAACTGAGAAAAGTCAAATTCCTCATTGTTCTGCAGTTTGTAGTTTTGGAACTCAACGACCGTAAGACGTTTTACGATGCGGCGAGTAGCTCCGCCAATTCCACCCAAACCCAGAACCAGAACCATTCTCATTGTTTTCCCTTTGTGTTGTTGGTTGTCATTTGACCACAGTTGTCAACAGTTATTCTGCAGAATATCCATCCCATTCTCCATTTACTGCAATGTATTCTTCCAATGCCATCCACAGTGCCGTTTCAAACTCGCCTTCGGCATAGTTCAGAATATCTTCTTCGACATAGTACATGTTCAACTCCATCTCAGCAAACTCACGGATAATTGTTCTTGCGGCCAATCGCATGTTGCTCATGTCGTTTCTTTCGTTGTTTGTGTTTGTGTTTGTCATGTAAGTATTATATACATATTATCGACAAATTACAACCCCAAAGGCCACACTATCTAGAAAGTTTTAAAAGATAATCGGATATTGCCCTAAGTCGTTACTACCAAAGGGGTTAGGCCGCTCGCGGCCCCCGCCGCTAGACGTAAACCCTTACTGTGCAAGGGCTTACATCATCTGGCGTACTTGCCCCTGTGCGGGCGTAGGCGATTGCATGGGCTAGGACAGCACGTCATAGCCTGCATCAGCTAGAGCCTGAGCGTGATCAAGCCCACCTCTGAATGAACCCTCAAGCTCAGACCAATCAGTAATGTCACCATTGGCATTGGCCCTGAAGATGTATGTCTCAGGTCCACTGTAGGGTACATCGCACGCACTCACTAGTACATACCCACAAGCCTCACCGTTGTAGTTCATCATTGGCTCACTCAGCCTATACAAGCGAGCATCTCCCCTGTAATCCTGATTACTCTTGATTGGTATTTGTGTTGCTATCATCTTACCATCACCCTTCAACCGATTAAGTTTGCGAAACAGAAAGTTATCAATAAACGATTTGATCTTTGTCATGGTATCCCTTAGTTGGTTAGTTAATACCCCACTACAATCTCCACCCTTGCGGGCTTGTAGGCGTTGAGGATTTGAGTAGACGCCTCGTTATTCAGGCACGTTGCCCTACGTTGTATGCTGGGGATGGTGGGAGTCGCACCCACATTCATCATTGTCTAAGATGATCAATCTCAGATAGGGCTTTCACTTCTAGAAAGTTAGGCCCAAAGATAAAGCCGGAATTCCTTCCGGTGCAACATGACTACTAGTTGCCACATCCCCATAGTGTATCTATTCAACATCCCCACTTGGTGGTTCCCAAGATGGTTCGGGTTGATATGTTGATTTCGATTTCCAATCCGTCCCAATCTTCAACAACCCAGCATCCTCCATAACACTCAAACATTGCTGCGAGTTCAGCGGATACGGTGCGTCCTGCAATTGATCCGTCGTAAGCTGCGTCGAACATTTCGGTGAGAGTAGTAAACATTGTTTTGCTTTCGTGTGTTGTTTGTTGTGAGAGTGTATTATAACAAGTTATCGACAGGATACAAGGCTAGATGTTAATCATTTCCTGAATTTTGTCGATGTTTTCCTGAGATACTGCAAACCCTGCTGCTGACAACTCGTTGACGATGGTCAACTGAATAACGAATCCAGAGGAGATGAATTTGGTGTCAATGATGTTCTGGACTGCTGCGGCTACTTCGTTCATCGTGCTTTCCTGTGCTGTGTTGTTGTTTGTCATACGGGTATTATAATACTTATCGTCTAGAATGTCAACAGTACTTTAACTCTTTTTTACAAGTTTTTGAGAAAGGGGTGCCAGTTATAGTACCGATTGAAAAAGGTGGTCGGACTGCCAAAAAGGCAGGGGTCGTTCAGTCGCAACGCCCCGCACTTTTCTGGATGTATTACCCAATCCATAAGTATAAACCCTAGTCATTCTCCTCGTCGTAGCTATCCGATTTTCTCAGATTTTCCTCGGCCCACAAAGGTTGTAAATTGGTATAGTTAAAACAAGCCATCTGCTCGGATTCCTGACTCAGATCGAAGCTATTAAGTGGTTTGATATGATCTATCTGCCACGCTAGTTTCCAGTTCTCTTCATTTACCCCGTAATTGTCCCAATTCATACCATCTTGAAACTGACCCTCAAGATGTTTAATCAATTCGACAGCAGTACAACCTAAATACTTCAAAACAGAGTATTTTTTTCTACACCCTATGGATTTAAGGGCTTCTGAAACCCTCTTACTCTGTTGTCTTCTGATTCTCTCATTTATTTTTTGACGGTACTTTCTCTTATGCTCCCTACGTTTCTCAGGATTGTCTTTCTTCCACTGGGCGGAATACCTAATGGCTTCCTCTCGGTTATTGAGATACCTCTGACGGTGGTATTCTCTCACCTTAGGGTTTTCCTTATACCTATTCTTGCCCCTCTCTCTTGAGCAGGGTTTACAAATTGACGTTTTTAGCCCCTTTTGACTAGGGGAGAGTTCGTCCTGAGGAATGACTATATCACACACACGACACACTGAGGTTTCGTAACCATTCGGACCCCTTTTAACCCTAGGTTTTATACCCACGCTTCTACGATACCTCTCATTTTCCTTAGCAACGGCCTCCTTATTTTTTTCATACCACTCTTTCTTTTGCTTCTTTTTTACTACCTTATAACACGGCATACAACGAGTCCTCGTACACCCCCTGTAATCCTTACCGAAATTCTCAATAGGTAGGGTTTCTTCGCATTCTTTACATTTCCTCGTATCCATTACACAGCCCCCAGAATCGTCTTGTCCCTATAAATCCCCATAACCAACTGTTTTTTAGGCAGCATCCCGGAGTGCTTAACTGGCATAGACATTCCATACTCCTTAATAAGACCCTGAACATTTTCAAGATCAAGCCTGCGATCTCTTATATACTCAATGCCCAAATATGCCCCTGTAGTCTTACCATATCTAGTCTCTCCCCAAATATCAAACTCCGGATAAAGATCCGTCGGTATAAGGATAGTCTCCAGACGGTCCCTAGAATGTCCCCACATGAGATATATCAGCTTCTTGGATATATTATCGCTCTCCTTATCGTAGAACAGCGTGTTAGCGTCTACGGCTTGTTTCATTCTCTCTTCAAATTCGAAATTCATCAAATCCACTTTCTACTTCCTCCCAAGTGTCATTTTTGGACAAATTCTCTGCGGCCCACAGCGGCTGCAAGTTGGTATAATGAAAACAGGCCCTCTGTTCTTCCTCGTTCGTCATGTCGAACGCTGCACATGGCTTTATGTGATCTATATGCCAGCCGTAAAAGCCGTAGTTGTCCCAAGTCATGCCCTCCTGAAACTGGCCCTCAAGATGTTGTTTCAATTTACTTAGAGTACAACCAGCCAGTCCCATCGTTGATCCGACCTTCTTAGTCTCAGCATTTTTTACAGCATGCGAAAGACGGCTTCGTAGGCTTTTCGCTATTCGTACCTGTACGTGTTCACGGGCATATTTGGTTGTGTAGGCATGAACTTTCTGCTTGTTATTCAAGTAGTACCTTCTGCTAATTTCGTACATCTTTTCCTTGTTTTCTTCTCTCCAGCGTTTACATTGTGCCCGTGCCTTTTCTGGATTTTCTTTTCGCCACCTCTTTTGGTATTCTAGACTTTCTTCTCTATTCTCTTTATACCATTGCTTTCTACGCTCTAATGATCTCTCTCTGTTTTCTTTGTACCAACGTTTCATTGCTACCTTACACTGTTCTGAATTTTCTTTGTAGTAAGATCTCGTCCCTGCGGAATGACACTCTCTACATATACCACGGCGATAAGGATTGCCATATTTATCCCTACGTTTTTTTGACACAATACCAAATTCATCTAGGGGTTTCATTTGGTTACAATCCTTACAAGTTTTTGTTTCCATCTTTTCTTCCTGTTAATTATCGCCCGTCAGGGCGTACCAAGACCATTTGTACCTGTAAAGGTACTTGGAGCTGTGTTAGAGGACAGTGAGGACTTTAGTGCTAGTTGGTGTTACTGTTACTAAATCTCTTTGGGCTTCAGCCTAAGCTGCTTTACAGGTCTGGGTCGGTTGGTCACACGTTGCCCAGAATTTTGTAGTTGCCTCACCTTGGGGTGCTTGTTCACCCACCGATAATCCTCTGATTTGCATGTGGGTCAGAACGCTAAACTGTACCCAATTACGTTTTTTTACCAATTTCATGCAAATTTGTGACACTTTACAGCCATTGCCACACTCTATTCTAGTCAAAATTGACGGTTTTAACAAAACCTTTTTGTCAAAGTTGTCTAATTTGAGTATAATAGAGTAGAGAACAGACAACTTTAACGCATGGGGCAAGAATGAACAGTAAAAAAGAACCACAAGATTGTGAGGTAGAACTTTGTTGCAAGGCTACCGCAGAATTGAAGCTGGAAATCTCCAAAGAACTAGAACAAGACGATAAGGCCCTAGGGGTCTTGTTAAAACCCAAGGAAAAGGAACCGGATGAAAATCAAGATACCGCATGATTCGTTTTGCTTTGGCACTTGGAACTCAGATTATTTTACCATAGGGGATTGTTGTGCTGAAGACTGTGAAATAAATGATCATCTTAAAATTTCCATAGAAAGTGCGAACCTGCCATGTCTTACCAAATCTGTAGGAGAGGGCGAACCCTTCTTCTTTGGTGTAAGTGTCTACTCTATAGGAAATATTGCTAATACTTCCCATTATATTGGTCAGTTTGAGACCCTAGACGGTATCCTGACCCTACAAACCAAGCAACTTATAGAGGGTCAGAATTATAAGTACGGTCATGACCAAAAGGTACTTATATTTGCTTACCAACCAAGTGATTTATCTCTTCTCCCAAGTTATACGTGTAGCGTCCTGACATCGGATGCTCTGATTTGCCTCGAAGAAGACTCTTACATCGGCTATAAAGACGGTCACGTAGATGAACTGTCCGCTTCAGAACTGCTTGAGCAGTTAAGCCGCCACGATGCCGAGCGATCACCGCACTACGAACGTGTGGAACTCTCCCCGCTCACTAGGCGACCCAAAAGACCAAGACAGGGTACGCTTATTTTTAACAAAGTTTCCAAAAAGTTGGAATTATTCAACGGAACGTCTTGGCAAACAGTAAAAACAGAGGATTAGGACATGAACGTACCGGAAGGAATGACAGAGACCGAGGTAGTTGATCAGATCAATACCGTGGTAGACAGGATAGCTCCCAAGTATACTTTCTACGGGTATACAACTGATGATATTAAACAAGAAGCGTTTATTATCTGTATCGAAGCCCTAAATAGGTATGACCCCAGCAAACCCCTTGAGAACTTCCTAAGTGTGAATCTATCGAATCGCCTTAAGACCTTTGTAAGGGACAACTATTTTACGGGTGCTACAAGTGAGGCTAGAAAAAAACTAGTTCAACCAGCACAACTCGACTATGAAAACAGTATTATTGACGAAGAGGGTAAATTCTCCAATTCTTATGAACAACTGGATATGGACTCCATGACTGGTATTGTTGATCAGTATATGCCAGCCAACGTAAGGATGGATTACCTTAAACTCATTAATGATGTCTACATCAGTAAACAGAGGCGTGAGGAAGTTGTTGAAATAGTAAAACAACTCCTAGAGGAACACGGTTATTATGAAGAAGGGTAGAATATCCAAAAAAGAAGAGAATTACATTAAATCTCATCTACACGACGCTCCCGAGTTGATTGGTGAGCAGCTAGATCGCGACCCATCCAGCGTTATTGAGTTTATCAAGCGGAAGGTGGCGAGTGGAGATTTCAATGCTCCCTCGTGGTTAAAATCAGACGACGAAGAGACTGCACACTATAATCTACTTTCAAGACCCTACTGGTCTGAGATTCAGCAACAGTTTACAGACGATGAACTGAAAATGTTCAAATTCCACTGGGTACGTATTATCTCTCAATTCAAAGACGAGGTACTGCCCACTGAAGAGTTGCAGGTTATTGACCTTATCAAGATGGATATCCTGATGAACAGGGCACTCAAGGGCAACAAGGAGAACTTGGAGCAGATCAGTGTCCTAGAGGAGCTTGTGAGGGTCGAGAGGTCGCGTGATGCCGATCAGATAGACAGAGATGAGCTATTTAACATGGAGAGACAGATAGCGTCTCTACGGGCCTCTCAAGAATCTCTGAATAAGGACTACCGCGAGCTTCAGGCTAAGAAGAACTCAATGATGAAAGATATGAAGGCTACTCGTGAACAGAGGGTCAAACGTCTTGAAGACAGCAAGCAAAACTGGACTAGCTGGTTAGCACACTTGGTTTCGAACCCTGATATAGCTAAGGGTTACGGAATAGAGATGGAGAAAATGCGTCTAGCTATGGAGAAAGAGAAAGACCGCCTTTCTGAATTTCACAAATACACTGATGAAATGGTAGATCAACCATTCTTAACACCGGAAACTGTAAAGGACTAATACATATGACACCTAAGGACTTCACTTATTGGTTACAGGGGTTTTTTGAGCTATCTAATGAGGATGTGACCCTAAGCCATAGGCAATTAAAAATCATCAAAGATCACCTGAATCTCGTGTTTGACAAGGAAACACCTGATCGTTCTACCGAGGAGGGCGGCGACGAAGAACTACCTACTGATATATTCTCCCCACCCAACAGATGGAAAGAAATAACCTTTGCCGTAGGCGGAGCAGGTTTGGGCGAAAGGGGGAGTTGCTGATGAAAACCGCAATCATTTTCGGCGTTACGGGTCAGGATGGGAGTCACCTCTCTGATTTACTATTACTTAAGGGTTATACTGTAGTTGGGGTAGCACGGCGAGCCAGTACGGACAATACACAAAGAATCAAACATATCCTTACGAATCCAAGGTTCGAGTTGGTTCAGGGCGACATCACGGACACTCATAGTGTTTTATCTATACTTAAGAAATACGAAGATGTAGATGAAATCTACAATTTAGCCGCTCAGAGTCACGTAGCTATCTCGTTTAAACAGCCAGCTTTGACTTGGGATATCACCGGTAAGGGTTGTCTTAATATTCTACAGTCGATGGTAGACGTTAGGATTCAGGCTAGGTTCTATCAGGCTAGTTCGAGTGAGATGTATGGTAAAAGCTATGATATTACATATGAGGGTGAGGATTACCTTCCACCAATTACCTCAGGCATAATGTACGACGCAATGTCTCCAGAAGAACATGAGGCACGTAGAAACCCTCCTCCTCCAATAGAGGTAAAATATCAAGATGAAGATACCAAATTCATGCCGCAAAGCCCCTATGCCATCGCCAAGTGTGCGGCACACCACATGACTAGGCTATTTAGGGAGGCTTATGGTATGCACGCCAGTGCGGGTATATTATTCAATCATGAGGGACCACGTAGGGGTGAGGACTTTGTCACTCGTAAGATCACCAAGTGGATAGGAGAATATGCAAAATGGAAAAACGAAGTAAATCCAGAAGACGATCCTATGGTTCAGGGGTTACCCGAATCGGACTACATTTATGGTCCGAACAATAGCCGTTTTCCTAAGCTGCGTCTAGGTAACTTGGAAGCATTTCGAGATTGGGGGTACGCAGGAGATTACGTGGAAGCGATGTGGATGATGCTGCAAAAGGACAGTCCACAGGACTATGTTGTCTGCACCGGCGAGACTCATACGATTCGCGAGTTCCTAGACGTGGCCTTTTCATCCGTGGGAATTGATGACTGGAGTAACCTAGTTGTACAAGACCCTGAGTTTTACAGGCCAGCAGAAGTGGATTACCTAAAGGGTAAAAACGACAAGGCTAAGAAAGAACTTGGTTGGACCCCTAAACATTCCTTCGAAGACCTTATAATAATGATGGTGAATAGTGATCTAAAATGAAGATCTACACCGTCAAACTAGATATGACAACCGCTTTAGGGCAACTCAAGCGGTTTCGTCTTAGGGAGTTTAACTGTCTATATCCTATTATCTTCATAGAGGCTGACAATCCGGACGATGCTTGCTATTTCATGTTTTGTAAGTTCTCTGAGATGTTATTAAGACAAGAAGAATCGTTAGAAACGGCACAGTTGCTCAAAAGAGTTCAACACGACATCAAGATTACAAAGGTATTTTGCAAAGGTGAAAAGGAATTATGAAGACCCTGTATACAAAGAGTGGCGTATGCGAGTCTATAAACGGGACAAATTCAGATGTCAAATGCCCAAAGGTAAGAAAAAGTGTGGTCGTAAGAGAAGTATTCAAGCTCACCATATAAAGAAGTGGTCTACCGCCTCAGCGTTGAGATATGACACCTACAATGGGATTACCCTATGTTGGGATTGTCATGCGGAGATCAAGGACTGTGAACACATGTACGAACCATTATTCATGGAGATAGTAAGGAAAAATGCCAAGTAAAGCACCCCCATATACGGTCATTAAGGACACGCGGGAACAAGAGGGTTATACCTTCGAGAAATTCAATGGACGCTATACCTCATGTGAGGGTATGGTTGTTCGTAAACTAGACACTGGTGACTATTCCCTAGTAGGGCTTGAGGACAAATTATGTATAGAGCGTAAGGGTAGTATCTCTGAGTTGGCTATTAACTTAGGGAAAGATAAGCATAGGTTCATGGATGAGATCAAAAGGATAAAGGAGTTTCCTTTTAGATTTATCATTCTGGAGTTTACCTTGGAAGACGTTATGGACTTTCCAGAAAGCTCTGATATTCCCAAGAAAAAGTGGGATTCAATTGTTATCACGAACAAATACATGCTCAAGATGTTAATAGAGTTTCAGATGTACGATAATATCCACGTTATCTTTTGTGGAAACCGTAAAAACGCGAAGCTCACCATCAATAGTATCCTAAAGCGTGTGAACGAATACTATTCAGTAGGGAGAAAAAAGTGAGTCTAAATGTAGATCCAATATCTGACATCAATTCATACGGTATTGATTTTCGTAATAGGGAGATATATCTACACAGCTACGTCGGAAACACGGATGAAGATCCGGGGGTAGACTATAGAATGGCAAGTACCTTCTATAAGAATATCCGTCTGTTAGATAGTCAGAACAAAAAACCCATTCTCATACATATGCACAGTATTGGTGGTGAATGGGCTGATGGTATGGCTATCTTTGATGCTATATCTATATGTCAGTCATTTGTTACTATTCTCGTTTATGGGCAAGCAGAGTCCATGAGTAGTATTATTTTACAGGCAGCAGATAGGCGTGTTATGATGCCCAACTCCTACTTTATGTGCCACTATGGCAGTAGCGGTTATGACGGTACTTATCAAAACGTACAAAAGGCAGCTAGCTTTGAAAAAAGAGAGGCGGAGTACATGATGGACATCTACGCAGACCATATGTTGGAAAGTCCATATATCAAAGCAAAATACACAGAGCCAACACATGAGAAGGTTAAAAACTTACTCAAAAGGAAATTCAAAGACGGCGATTGGTACCTCAACTCAGAAGAGACGGTGTATCACGGATTCGCAGACCATGTAATAAATTCCGACCTATATCCAACGATAGACAGTCTCAAACAGTAGGTTACAGATGAGTAATGTAAAGTTAAAAAACATAAACGATGCTTGGTTGAACTTAGATGATATCTCCACAGAGAATCTCTTCAACCCAATGGATCTCATAAATTTTAGAGATGATGATTGTAATTACAAGCTAATCTGGTTAATGTCTAGACCAGAGTATTTTTCATTCATATGTAAGCATATTTTCAATATTGATATTCTCCCCTCTCAAGCGTTGTTTTTGTGTGAGATGTGGAATAGGCGATTTCCAATGTTGATCGCTAGTCGTGGATTTGGTAAATCTTTCATACTATCTCTTTATGTTATGATGAGGGCATTATTGATGCCAAGCCGTAAGGTTGTCGTTGTGGGTGCTGCCTTCCGACAGTCTAAGGTTTTGTTTGAGTATATGGAAACTATCTGGAGTAACGCCCCCGTACTGAGAAGTATGTGCGATTCCAATAGTGGGCCGAGACGTGATGTAGACCGTTGTGTTATGCGTATCAACCAATCTCGTATTACTTGTTTACCACTTGGTGATGGTACTAAAATTCGTGGTCAGCGTGCTAACGATATCGTTTCTGATGAATTTGCTTCCATACCCAGAGAAATTTTTGAAACGGTTGTGGCAGGGTTTGCTGCGGTTGTTGCTAATCCCGTGGAAAATGTTCGTAGAATTGCTATGAGGAAGAGGGCTATAGAGTTAGGCATGGATGTGGGGGATGAAGAAGAGAATGCACTGGGAAACAAAAATAACCAGATTATCCTCTCTGGTACGGCCTATTATGACTTTAACCATTTTGCTGAATACTGGAAGAAGTGGAAGACTATCATAAAGAGTAAGGGTCGAAAGGACAAGCTACGCGATGTCTTTGGAGGGGAAGATCCTCCTAAAGACTTTGAGTGGGAAGATTATTCTATTATGAGGGTGCCCTATGAGCTACTCCCAGAGGGCTTCATGGACGCCTCACAGGTCGCTAGGTCGAAGGCTACGGTCCACGCTGGAATATATCAGATGGAGTTCGGAGCGTGCTTTACACGCGATTCTCAGGGCTTCTTCAAGCGTACCCTGATCGAGTCATGTGTGGTTACAGACGACTATCATGATAGACCCCCTATTCTTGACCAAAAACAGGAACCCATCTGTTTTCAGGCTAAGTTGATGGGAGACCCTATGTGTAGGTATGTGTATGGGGTAGACCCCGCTTCTGAGGTTGACAACTTTAGCATTGTGGTTATTGAGATAAACGGTAGTCAACGTAGGATTGTTCACTGTTGGACCACTAATAGGGAGCAACATAGGGAGCGTCTTAAGAGCGGATACTCCAGCGAAACTGATTTCTACTCCTACTGTGCCAGAAGAATAAGAGATCTAATGACAATCTTCCCATGTGTTCATATAGCCCTAGATGCACAGGGTGGGGGTATAGCCGTAATGGAAGCCCTACATGATAAGGATAAGGTCAAATCTGGAGAGATTCCTATCTGGGAAGTTATAGATGAAGACAAAGAGAAGGATACTGACGGTGAGAGAGGACTACACATTCTAGAGATGTGCCAGTTTGCTAACTATGATTGGTTGTCAGAAGCTAATCACGGTCTCCGAAAAGACATGGAAGACAAAATTATATTATTCCCAATGTTTGACGCCGTAAGCCTCGGCCTCTCCAGTATAGAGGACAATATGAAGGAGCGTCACTACGACACCCTAGAGCAGTGTGTTCTCGAAATTGAGGATCTCAAAGATGAGTTGACTATGATTAAGATGACAGAGACCCCATCTGGGCGTGGTAAGTGGGATACTCCTGAGACGGTCATAGATACTGGCAAGAAGGGTAAGCTGAGGAAAGACCGTTATTCTTCACTCATAATGGCTAACATGGCCGCTCGTATTATAGCCCGAACCCCAGACCAAGAGGCTTATGAGTTCTACGGCGGTTTTGCCACTGTAGACCAAGATAAGAACGCTAAGGGTAAGTTATTTACCGGACCTTCATGGTTTACTGATAATATGTCGGACATTTATTAATCTTTTGTGTATAGTTAGATAGTAATTCAATTACAGTCTGACTACAACAGGGGATGATAGATGGCTAACTATGTATCAACGTGGAGTGACGGTGACGCTACCGGCAAAGCTAAAGCATTCGAAGAATTTGCGGGCGTACACGAAGCCTACGATGGTGTTTCCAGAGCTTATCATAGGGATTTTCTTGACGTAGAGCCAAACCGCTCCGTTAAACCCAGTTTTACCAGTAGTGATTATTACTCCTTCAGGCCAGAGGAGCAGATTCCCAGAAAGCAGAAACGCATTATCAAGATGTGTATGGATGCCTACGATAAGGTGGGTATAGTCCGTAACGTTATTGATTTGATGGGGGATTTCGGTTGTCAGGGCATAAGTCTTGTACACGAAAACAAAAGCGTAGAGAAGTTCTATCAACAGTGGTTTAAGAGGATTGATGGTAAAGAGCGTTCAGAACGCTACCTCAACAATCTATACCGAACTGGTAATGTGTTTGTCTACAAGTCCTACGCAGACATCACCCCAAAGGTACAGAAATACCTTAAAACGCTAGCCGCCGACATCGCTGTCGAGACACCCAAGGTTCAGAAGAATAGCCTGCCTTGGCGTTATAATTTCCTCAATCCACTCGCTTTGGATATGAAAGACGGTAATATCAACCTCTTTCTAGGAAAAAGAAACTACCAACTCTCCGCCGATGCTTTCCTTGATAATTTCAAGAAGAATAACTCTTTACCAATGAATGTTCTGGAATCTCTACCTCCAGAAGTAAAAAGAGCTATTAACGAGAATCAGCAAAAGATTGAGCTAGACCCTGAGAAGCTGTGTGTCGGCTACTACAAAAAGGATGACTGGCAAGACTGGGCACATCCAATGGTCTACGCTATTCTCGATGACATCGTCATGCTTGAGAAAATGAAGCTGGCCGACCTTGCTGCTTTGGATGGTGCAATCTCCAATATTAGGGTTTGGACGCTTGGAAACTTTGAACATAAGGTTTTACCAACAAAAGCTGGTATTAACAAGCTCAGAAATATCCTTGCCTCAAACACTGGAGGAGGGACTATGGAGCTAGTTTGGGGTCCAGAACTTTCTTTCACGGAAAGTAACTCTCAAGTATACAAATTCCTAGGGTCTGAGAAGTACCAAGCGGTTTTGAATAGTATATTTGCTGGTCTAGGTGTTCCCCCAACATTAACTGGTCTAGCTGGCAATGGTGGCGGATTCACTAATAACTTCATATCTCTAAAAACTCTGACAGAACGTCTACAGTATGGTAGAGATCATTTAACAGGGTTTTGGGAGAAGGAAGTAGAATACGTCCGTAAGGCTATGGGTTTCCGTAAGCCAGCTACTATTGTATATGACCAGATGAGTTTATCTGACGAAGCGGCGGAGAAAAACCTTCTTATTCAACTAGCAGACCGAGATATTATCTCCAATGAAACGGTTCTTGAGAGATTCAAAGAAGTACCCGGAGTTGAAAAGGTACGTCTACAACGTGAAGACAAAGCTAGAGATAAGGACAAAATGCCACCAAAAGCTGGCCCATTCCATCAGCCTGAATCTGACGATCTTCACGAAAAAGATATGGAGAAGATTGACCGTCAGGGTGAGATTACTGAGAAAGTTGCCGTGGAGAAAGAAAAGAATAAACCTAAACCAGCGGCACCTCAGGGTGGTAGGCCACAGAATAAGATGGATACTAACAAACGTAAGAAACGTGTAGACACGCCAAAAAGCAAGCCGGGGGTTGCAGAGTTGTCAGCATGGGCTTTCAACACCTACCATTCATTAGACGATATTGCTAATGGGTATTTGGCCTACGTAGGAAAGAAAAATAAGAGACAGTTAACTAAGGCACAAGTGCAAGAGATTGCGGATATCAAACTACGTGTACTCTCGAATATCCCCATAATGACCAAGGTGAACAACCAAGTAATACAAAAGGTCTTAGCTGCTAACGCTCCAGCACCACAGGTTCTTCTTACACAGGTAGAAAATGCTGGTATTTCACTGGAAAATAACTCTATGCAGGAATATGATAGCTCTATTGTTGGGCTGTATATTGGTTACTGCCTAAAGTCTTAGCCATGTTAATTCAGTGAAAATTGACCTTTTTCGTAAAAATTTTTCTCTTTTGTGTATAATGTGATGAGGTAAAAACATATGAAGATATTTCAACGGGAAATTGCTGACGGTATTGGCGAACTGGTCAAGAGTACGGCTAGTGTAGCCTATTGTTCGCCCGTATCTCTCCATTCAGATACTATGGAGAATACGAAATCTATTATTTCCAACCCGGAAGTGCTTACTAAGGTCATAGCTGAGAACAAAGATCAGCGTGACCTTTTTTATCTTGAAGCGGTTCTTGTTTCCACGGGATGGAATAAGAACGATGATATTTTTACTCCCGAAAACACTTGGGCAGCTAGAAATACACCTGAAGACAAACAATTCAACTTTATGCACAATGAGAATGATATCATTGGGCACATAACTGGCAGCTACATTTTAACCAAAGATGGACAAGCTGTTTCAAGTGACGAAGACGAAGCTAATAGGCCGCAAGAGTTTGATATTATCACTCAAGCGGTCCTTTATAATAGTTGGGCCGAGGAAGAAAATCGCGAGCGTATGGATAAGATTCTCATTGAGATCCCAGGGGGCAAGTGGTACGTCTCTATGGAGTGCCTCTTCGCTGGATTTGATTACGCTTTGATCGATCCCAACGGTGTTAAGAAAATCCTCACACGAGATGAGGCTTCTGCATTCTTAACCAAACATCTTAGGGCTTACGGTGGAACTGGTGAATATGAGGGATACAAAATAGGTCGTGCTTTGTCTAATATTGCGTTCTCTGGAAAAGGATTGGTATCTAAGCCCGCTAATCCCAGAAGTGTAATACTAAACAGTAAGAGTACGGCATCTTTTCACGTGAAGAATACTGATTCAAAACTTTCAATAGGAGAAGTTAATATGTCAGATCAGACGTTACTGGAAGATCAGCTTTCTGAAACTAAGGCGGAGCTTGCAAAAGCTAAGTCTCAGATCGAAGTTGTGAAAGCCAAAATTGAAGAAGCGAAAGACACGGAATTTGCTACGAAAGTTGAAGCGTATGAAGCTGCTGCAAAGCAGGCTCAGGCGTCTATTGACGAACTAAGCGAAACGATTAAGTCAACACAAGCTCGTGTTGCTGAACTGGAAGATGCTCTTGCAACTTCTAAAGAGGCTCTGACTACAGCGGAGCAACATATGACCGAAATGAAGCAAAAAGAGAAAGCAGAAAAGCGTAAAGCTGCTCTTGTTGAAGCTGGACTGAATGAAGATGAAGTCAGCGAAACTCTTGGTTCTTTCGACGCTCTTGATGATGACGCTTTTGATTCCATCGTAGCGATGGTTAAGAACAAAGCTAATTTTGACAACTTCAAAAAGAAGGGAGACGACGACAAGGACGACAAGGATGACAAGAAAAAAGACAAGAAAAAAGACGCTAAAGCAGATGAAGACGCAGAAGCATCAGAAGAAGCGGCAACTGACGCTCTTGACGATGTGGAATCTTCAGAAGCAGAACTGAATGTTGGCAACGATAGTGAAGATGAGGCTGTAAAGGCTCAGGCTAGCATTTCAGAATGGTTTGGTACTCACGTATTAACTTCTAAGTAAATAAAGGAGAAACTAATATGGCTCTCAAAGCAGATAGATATGAAGAATCAACTGACATCAGTTACTTCTACACAGCAGGTGTAGCCACTCGTGGTGGTGTAGCTTGTCTGGACGTTTTAAGTGCTTCTGGTGCTGCTATGGATCAAGGTGACAACACCGTTTCATATCAGGCCGCTTCTACTACAGACGTTCCCGTAGGGATTCTTTTGAATGACGTTGTTAACAAAGATCTTACTCGAACACACTTGAATTTCTACAAGAATGAAGTTCAGAAAGGTGGAAAGGTAACGATCCTCAAGCGTGGCTGGGTTGTAACCAGCAATGTCACCGGAAGTCCTTCTCCCGGAGATGTAGCTTTCGCATCAGAAACATCTGGCGAAATCGCCAATGTAGCTGCTGATGCAACGGCTTCTGGAAACTTGGCTATTGGCCGATTCATGTCCGCTAAGGATGCTGATGGCTATGCCAAAGTTTATGTTAACCTTCCTAACCACGGTGCTAACTAATAAAGGAGACTGAATATGTCGTTCACAGAAAGACCAGACGATCAGTTTATCAGTCTGTATAAAAAGACTGGCAACCAAGATCAAGACGTTGCTCAAGCTGCTCAACGTCAAATGGCAAAAGCACTCGAACTTCCTTTGCGTAAAGGTGTTCTTGTTGGTAATATTCTCGGAGATATCTTCGAGACAATCAGTGTCGAGCCGGGAGCCTCTACGGAGTATCCTCTTGACATGATTTCACCGGGTCTTGAAGGAGAGCACGTTGCTTTCACTAATCCCGGACATGGTCGCATTCCTGAGCGTTCAGTTGAAAGTGACTACGTGACGATCCCGACTTACGGTATCACGTCAAGTATTGACTACTTGCTGCGTTATGCTCGTGAAGCTCGTTGGGACGTTGCTGCTCGTGCCTCTCAGGTAATGCAAGCTGGATTTGTTAAGAAAATCAACGATGACGGTTGGCATACCCTTCTGGCTGCTGCTGTTGACCGTAACATCTTGGTTTACGATGGCGATGCTACTGCTGGTCTGTTCAGTAAGAGACTTGTTTCTCTTATGCAGACAACTATGCGTCGTAACGCTGGTGGAAACACCGGTTCTGCAAACCGTGGTCGACTGACAGATATGTATGTTTCTCCAGAAGCACTGGAAGATGTACGTAACTGGGGTCTGGATCAGATTGACGAAGTAACTCGTCGTGAGATCTACACCGCGAGCGAAGGTGGTGCTCCTATCACCCGTATCTACGGCGTGAACCTGCACGATCTTGATGAATTTGGTGAAGGCCAAGAATATCAGGATTTCTTCACAACTGGTCTTGGTGGTGCTGTTCAGGCGGCTGACCTCGAACTGGTTGTTGGTCTGGATCAAGGCTCTACAGACAGCTTCATTATGCCAATGAAGCAAGAACTGCAAGTCTTCGAAGACCCAACCCTGCACCGTAGCCAACGTGTTGGATACTACGGCTGGGCTGAACTGGGCTTTGGTGTGCTCGATAATCGACGCATTATCCTAGGCTCATTCTAATCAGGGCGGATTAACTCCACCTACGAAAGAGTCATCTCCATTTAACCGGGGGTGACTCTTTTTTTGTGTATAATAGGGTGTAAACGTCTTTTATGCCCAAATAGGACTCTCTTTAAGGGGATATTACATAATGACAGCTTTGTCCGATTACATGGAGTCTGGATTGCTCCACCATGTGTTTAGAGGGGGATCGTTCCCTAAACCATCAAATGTAGCTATTGCTCTATGCAGTGGGACTCCAGTTGATTCTGATACCGGCGTAACCATTCCCGAACTTCCTACAGGGATTAACGGTAGTGGTACTGGTTATTCTAGATACGACTTGGGAGATCCATCTACTCTTGGTGACGCCTTCTGGTCTTACGACATCAACGATCATAACGCCGGAAGTGGCCTGATTAAGAACTCTTCCACCTTCATTTTTGGAACCGCACTCCTTGATTGGGGTTGGGTTTCTGGTATAGCCATCGTCGACTCTGGCGAATACGGAAGTGGTAATCTTCTAATGTATTCTGAATTAGGCAACCCTAGAGTGGTTTATCAAGGGGATGCTCCAAAGTTTGACGCTAGTCAGCTTCAAATCAAATTTAAGTAGGGGCATAGCCCATGATTCTCACAAGATCAGAATACTTGGCGTCTATAAGTATTTCACTACCTGATAATTCGACGCAAGAGATTTCGCCTTTAGATCTCAGAACCAGCTTAACAGACTTGGTAGACTCCGTACCCAATTTCATGGAAGGGACTACCCTAAGTACTGCTAATTTTGCGTCTCCAGATACTCGCACTACAAAAGGTGGAGACTTGGCTTTAAGCCAGATGTCTTTCGTTGGACGTTCTAGTGTAGACAATACCTCTTTTGGATATGCTTCTCTACGCAATAATTACAACGGTTCTCAGAATACCGCACTAGGTAGCTACGCCCTAAGCTGTAATATTTACGGAAGCGGCAATACTGCTGCTGGATATCAAGCGTTAGTAGGCAACGTTACCGGAGATGGGAATGTAGGGGTCGGTGATCATACCTTCCACCATAATCGTTATGGTGATTACAATATTGGTATTGGTCATGGTGCTGGTTGGTATCTTGGACCCACGGTGGATTACAAGTTTGTACTTGGGTCTTTCCCTGTATCTTCAGGGGATTTCTGTGATGCGGGTGGCGAACCTATTACTTCGGGTGACTCACCCCTGTTATACGGAAACTTATTAGCTGGAAGCCATCAACTTGCTGTAGGTACCAGCTCTTTACACGGTTTTGGTATGCTTCAGGTTTCAGGCGATATTTCCCCTACTGCTAGTGGAGAGTCTCATTTAGGTAGAAGTCAAGCATCTTGGAAATCCATCAATGAATTTATTAATTTCTCCGGAGAAACCGTTGGTGTAGGTGGTGCTCCATCAGGTGCGGCACAAGGGGTCGCTGACGGGAAGATGACCGTATACGGGGATTTGGTACCTAATCGAGATTCTAGATATGCCCTAGGGCATCCTCAGCTTAAGTGGGACGGCTACTTCAACGATGTCGTTATTAGCGGTCAGTTATTTGCTAATGACGTTGAATACAATACCATTACCGAATGCATATATGAGTGTAAAACTTTACACCTAGCCACTAGCGGTTTTTGTGATCCCACAGATGATGGATTTCATAACGACGCCCTTTGTGGGTATCTTAACGATGAAGGGTTAGACGGTGCCGGGCTTGAGGTACACTCTAGTGGGTCTATCTATCGTAGGGATTATCACTTACTGTACAGGTTTCCAGACCCTACTATAAATTGCCTTCCTGTATCCAACGCCTTTACCAAGTCTAGGTGGGAAAGTAACATATCTATCGAAGCTATCGACAATACAGCTTTCATAGGTCAAAGGCTCCTTGGACGTTACAGCACAGGTATGGCTATTGAAAGTGGCTGTATGGGGGTCTTCATAGAACCCTACGAGGCTTCTGGTCAAAGAGTGGTCGTGGGTCAAGAACCCCACTTCGTAAACCAGTACCCAACACTTGGTGATGTAAACTTCATCGCTCGTTCTGGTACAGATATCATAAACGGTAATCCATCTGGATATGACTCTACTGTGATGCACGGAACTGTCGACTCTGGAGTCAAAGTAATTCAAAAATTTGCTAGCAGAATTAAGAATGCTAGTACCGTCCGTGGCTTTAGCGTCATATATCACGACGAATTAGATAAATCATAAGGATAAATAATGAAAGACAGGCTATCCTTACATATAGATAATGGTCAATCTGTAATAAGAGAATCCGTTACTGTTTTAAGAAATGGTGGTCAGGCTAGTCAGTCTGGCCTCGTTGGAATTACTAACGCCACGTACGCTTCTGACGGAGACCCTATTTTACCAGAGACCATATTTAATGTTCAGTCTACTGGTAATTCAGATATCCGTTTCTCAAGTGGACCCTCACGTTTCGTTCGTAGTTCAGTAGAGTTACTGGGTAATGGAAATGGACGTGCTTCCGGTTTACATATCACCTACGATCCAGAGTTTGATAATGCTTTTATCGCTGGGGATGGGTATGGTGGGTATGATGAAACTTGTGTTGATCCCAACGGTACCGATAGAACCGTTGTAGACTTCTCTCTTATCCGCCCCAGTGGAACAACTGGAATGGAATTCTCCCACCTTTCAATGTCTGAACGTGGGTTTATTGGGATTGGTATTACACGGACTCACGAGACCAGACATTTTGACCCACATGCACCCTTAACCGTAGCTTATATGTGCGAGACTGTTGCTGACAGCGGCACAATCTCCATGCATGAGCAGGCTTCAGCACCAAGTAATAATTCTGATTTTGGTAAGATTTACGTCAAACCTTACACCGTTGGTAGCCGTAGTCAGGCTTTGTATTTTAAGGATGATAGCGGTTTTGAGACCAATCTTGTTCTAAGTCAAGATCTGGAACCCACGGTTGCTAGTGGTGGATTGATTTACGGTAATAATGGTAATACATATGGAGGTTGGCACACCCCTAAGGTTAGACAGGCAGATGCTACCAAGTCTAACAACACATACTATGGATGGGGTGCTGGATATCTACTGTCTGAGACTGGATCTGCTGACTGTAATACTCTAGTCGGCTACCACGCTGGCAGTGGAATGGAACCCGTAAGCTCCAATAATACTGTGGTAGGCTGTGATAGTCTAGTGGGATACACCGATGGTAACAGAAACGTCATCGTGGGCGATAGTAACTTTAACGGTGGTGGCTCAGAGTTCGGAGGGATGGATGACGCTATCCTGATTGGCCGTGAGCTATACCAAAGCGAAATTCCTGAAGATGGAACGTTCGCCCTAGGTAAAGGTACTACACCTTTGTTGCTTGGTAAGGTTACCGGATCGAAATATCTATCAGTGGTAGGAGGTACTTTCTCCGTTCTGGAACAATCTCAAAGTGAGTTCAAAACCAGTTTTGAGTTTGATAATCCATTCGTTAGATATACAACAGTACTCAACACTATAGACTACGCCCGTGCCGGAAGTAATCAGGGTATCAACGACTTAGTATTCAGGTTTTCAAACGGAGATGGTCTATCAGAGGATTTATTTACTCTAGACCCCAGAGGTTCCTTTGCTCACACTCCTACATATCAGGCTCCAACAGGAACGACCCCATTTGCTGAATTAAATGCTGACTTTAAACTAAAGGGTGCTATTAGGTTCCAAGATGGTACTTCACTATCTGGTATCTCTGAGTTTAACCTTATTCCCCTCAACGGGGTTTCTGGTACTAACGTTATAGTGCAAAATAATGAGAACTATATTGTCTTAGACTATTCGGGCCTTGATTTAGCTGGAAATATCACTACAGAGATCAGAACGGACAATACGTTTATTGCCGCTCAAGTAGACGGGACTGCCTCCAATAAGGTTGGTAAGATATCTCTACAAGGTCTTGCTGATTACGTTGGTAGTGGAGCTAGTACAATAGCAGAGAATTGTAATGTCCTTATTTCCAACCCAGAGAATGAGCTTAATGTCAATGCCGCCGGGATGAGTAGATCTGTTCTTATTGGTTGTGATGTTGCTTACGGGGCTAGTGGGTGGAAACACGCTGTTATAATTG